AAAATGGTACTAATATAACAAAAGATAAATTAATAAAAGGTGAATATCCTGTTATTGGAGGTGGTCAAAAACCATTTGGTTTTCATAATGAGTATAATTGTGATGAAAATACAATTATAATTAGTAAAGACGGTGCATATGCTGGTTATATTAGTAAATATAATTTAAAAGTATTTGTATCAAATCATGGCATATATATACATGAAATTAATGATATAATATTAAAAGATTATATTTATTATTATTTAAAATCTATTCAAAAATCATTATATGATTTACAATCAGGAGCAGGTCAACCTGGTATTAAAAAAGAACAAATAGAAGATTTTAAAATACCAATACCAACAATTGAAAAACAAGAAGAAATAATTGAATATTTAGATGGATTAGATAATAAAAATAAATTATTTGAATATAGTAATAATAAATTATTTGAATTATTATTAAATAATTCAGATATTAATAATAGACTTGAAATATTTAATAATATTGAAAATGTAAATATAGATATCAATAATCAAATTAATAAATTATTTGAATTAAATAATTATAAATTGAAAATTGTTAAATATAATCCTAATATTGAAATTAAAACTTTTGGTGAAGTTTGCAAATTTAAAAATGGTACTAATATAACAAAAGATAAATTAATAAAAGGTGAATATCCTGTTATTGGAGGTGGTCAAAAACCATTTGGTTTTCATAATGAGTATAATTGTGATGAAAATACAATTATAATTAGTAAAGACGGTGCATATGCTGGTTATATTAGTAAATATAATTTAAAAGTATTTGTATCAAATCATGGCATATATATACATGAAATTAATGATATAATATTAAAAGATTATATTTATTATTATTTAAAATCTATTCAAAAATCATTATATGATTTACAATCAGGAGCAGGTCAACCTGGTATTAAAAAAGAACAAATAGAAGATTTTAAAATACCAATACCATCAATTGAAAAACAAGAAGAAATAATTGAATATTGTGATAATAATTTAGAGATAATTAATAATCTTAAAAAAACAATTGAAAATAATAAAATAATGATGAAAGAATTATTTCAATAATATTCATCTCTTTTACCTCCATAAAAATACCATAAACTCATATTTGGTATTTTGTTATTAACGCTTACTAAATATTCCAATTTCTTATTATCTCTATTTATTTTTCTTAATTCTTTTTTATAAGTTTTAATAATTTCTATACATTCATATTTATTATAATAATATGGACATTCTTCTTCATTTATATAAGTATCTCTGAAATTGAAATTTTGATATTCCAATAATTCATTTATATTTGGTAAGTTTAATTTTTTATTCAAATCTTTATAAATATTATAATCTTCTAAATTATGAATATTATTAAATTTTAATTGATTTATTATTTTTGCCGTCGTCCATTGATTTTCTCTAACTATTATATCATGTTTCATCGTATTTATAGTTGATTTCTCATTAGTATCTTCTATTATTTCAAATTTATCAGAAACTGAATTAATATCAATATCTAAACTTGATATAGATTTTGGTTCAATCTTATTTAATATAAAACTCTTGATTTTATCATAATCCAATTCTATATCTAATAAAAGATATTTAAGGACATTCTCAATTTTCTTATATTCTTTTCCCACTTCATTATTATTATTTGTAGGTAATATAATACGTAAATATTTATCTCCATTAATTCTTGTTCCACGTCCAATTGATTGAATAATATCTTTATAAGATAATTTATAATCAGTGAAATAAATGATATCTATGTTTTTATTATCATAACCCATTGAATATTTAGCAACTACATATCCAATTGAATTTTGATTTTTACCAATATCTGATTCAAATTCTTTAATATCATTATAATAAATAATATCTTTTCCCAATTCTTTCTTAATCTTCTTAATTTCATTTAAATCTTCTTTTATTTCTTCTTTTGTTTCTTCAATTGTTTCTTCATTTTTAATAAATTCTTCATTAATTAAAATATAAGGTTTGATATTAATTTTTTTTTCTTGAAAAGATTTAAAATGATGTAAATAATATAAATATGCACTTTTGCAACTATTATGAAAACTTAATCCACATTTTCTTTCTTGTCCTTTTTTATTGAAAGTATTGAATATTAAACTATTAAATTCAACATCATCTTTATTTATTTCTTTATCAAATATTTCAACTTCTATATCTGCCAAATATTTCACATCATTTTTCATTAATTCCTTAAATCGGATTGGTTCATATAATTCGCCATAAATTTTCTTATTAGTTATAACAAATTCTTTATTAGGACTTGCAGTAGTAAATAACCGGTATTTAATATAATTGTTATCATTCATAAAGAATTGTTTAATATCATTATTATTATCCATAATCCAATTATCTAATGTATAATGAGCTTCATCAAACCAAATAAAAATATCTCTGATATCATCATTAATAATTAAATCATATACTTTTTTATAAGATTGATAACAATAACTATAAATATTATAATCATAATTATTTAATATATTCAGATATTTTTTATCAATATTTTGTTTTCTTATTGTTATTCTTGGTGAAAATATGAAGATATTTAAAGGTTTCATTTCAGATATTACATTAAATGCAATTTGCGATTTACCTGCACCGGTTGCTAAACATAAATAAATTTTATTATTTATTCTTAACTCAGCTATAATATAATTAATCGCATTTATTTGATAATCTCTTAATATAATTTTATCTTTTTCTTCTTGTAAAATTAAAAGTTTAGAAACTAATTTTAAATAATTATTAATGATAATATCTTCATTATTTTCACGATTAATTCTTTTTAATTCATCTTCTGTTTTACAAATAAATTTTATATTTAGCTCATTCAAATATGGTTCTATCATATTTATAATTTTTCTATCATAAAATTCAGTTCCTCCATTAAAATAAATATTATAATCTTTTTTAAACTTATCTGTAACTAAATTATCAATTAAATGCAATCCACTTTGATTAACATGTAATTCATAAATTTTAACATAAAAACCTCTATATATTTCTCCAGTTATATAAGTATTGCTTCTATCTTTAATAGAAGTTGTTATACCTACTTTATAAACATTGTTTTGCATATACCATTCATTATCTCGAATATAAATATAACCTAATGACATAAGTATTTAAATAAAATTTTATTTAAATATTCAATTTTTTAATTTATGTAAAAAACCAAAAAAATATATCTTTGGCTCTTATAAAACTATTTAAAGAAATCTTAAAGAAATCCTTAAATAAATTTGATTGGTTTAATAATTGGCAAATCAATACTTTCAACTCCATTATGTAATAATTTACCAATGATGTGCCAATTATTTGTTGGTAAATTTATGCCTTCATCATATGCATTTAAACATTCATTTGAATTTATTGTTGAATAATACATGGCATTTTTAAAATTAAAATAATATCTTTCATTATCTGAATAAATTGCATAATAACTTCCGAAATTGCATTTCAATTTATTTTTATAATATTTTATATTTTCAAAATTATCATATGAAATCATTAAATTTTTATCACAAGGTGAATAACTATAATTATTAATACTTAAATTTTCATTTATAATTTTAACTAATTTGCTTGTTGGATTAATATTATCTAATTCATTTTCTTCTGTATCCGTTTCATTGTCATAATTGAATGAAAATATATTATTTTCATAATCAATGTCAATTAATGATTCAAATATAGTATAAATATTTGAAGCAGGAAAACAATGTTTAAAATTTAAATTAATTTCTCTTATTTTTTCATAATAAGTTTTATATTTATAATTACCATAAATATTAAGAGTATCCATTAATATCTCATCAATTTTATTTTTAATCATAATATTTTTTATCGTTGAAACATATTTATTATTCTTTTTCATTGGTATTTCTAGTTTTTCAATAGTATCTTTAAAGTTATCATTGATATCTTTCTTGAAATCTTCAATAGTTTCTTTAAAGTTATCATTGATATCTTTCTTGATATCTTTCTTGAAATCTTCAATAGTTTCTTTAAAGTTATCATTTATATCTTCATTGAAATCTTCAATTGTATCTTTAAAGTTATCATTGATATTCACATTGAAATCGCTAAATGTTTCAATATATACTGATGTTAAATTCTCTTCTAGATTGCGCAAATTATTTTTAATTGATATTTTCAATTGTTTCTCTTCTTGATATAAATATCCACCCATGATTGCAATAATAATAAAGATTGATAAAATAATACATCTTTTACCATTAACACAATTGCGACTGCGAGTTCCTGATGAAATATCAATATTGCTATAATTAAGCATTATTATTATTAACTTTTTTATAAAAAATCATTTTTATTTATTTTTATATTGATTTAAGGTCATTTATAATAAACCCTTAAATCTATTTATTTAAATAAAGTAGGAAAGATTTAATTACTATGGTTAATTATGATAATTATTTTACTAAATATTCGAAAGTTTCTAAAAGTAATATTAATGATGTTCTTAAAATATTAAACAAATTTAAAAAATATTTAGATACAATTTATTTAAATATATCTGAATTTAAACCAAATACAAATTATGATAATATTATTGAAACTTTGAAAAATTATATGAATATTATTTATAATTATTATGATAAAATCGAAATATCCGAATTGGAAAATAATATTAATATTAATTATCAATTCATTGATGTTATGACAATTGCCATTATAATTTTATATTCATATATTTTTTTCAATAATAAGAGTAAAATAATAAAAAATAAGAAAGATACGACATTTACATTTATTATGCATAAAATCCTTATAAAATATTATGCTGCTATTAGTTCACCTATAAATAAAAAAACATTTTATAAATTTAAAATTATTATTTATAATAATAAACCTAATCAAAAATCATATATTATCGATTTTATAAATAAAATAAGCAAATTTAATAAAATTAAACCATCGGATAAAAGATATTTTACAATACCACAATATACAGGCATATGTTGGTTTATTGCGTTTATTGTTGGCATTTGCTATAGTGATAAAAATAAAGAATTATTAATTAAAAAATTTAATTCCAATAAAAATAATTATAAAAAAGATGAACCAATAGCTAATTTATCAGCTAAGCAAATATTTACAACATTAATTTATCGTATTATTAAAGAAATTACTGAAAATGGAAAAAGATATGACGAAATTGATGGAAAAACTATAAATGAACTTAATATATATTTGAAAGAAACTCCAATAAAATTTTTGATAAAACTAATGAATGAATATTATTATAATCCAAATAAAGATGATTATTCAAAAGAATATATTTTTATTAAAGATTATATTAATGAAATGCAATTTAATTTAACAAAAAAATATTTTATTAATAAAATAAAAATTATTAATAATAAAATTAAAGAAAAAGGAATTAATAAGAATGATATTAGAAAAGATATTATCAAGTTAAAAGAAATATATCCATATGATTATTATTATTTTTATCATTTATTTGATAATTATAAAAAATTATTTAATTCATATATATTAGACAATTTTCTAATTGTTCTTAGACTACGTAATATGAAACCAATATCTATTAATAAATTTAAAAAAATAACAGGTATCAATTATAAACCATTAACTATTGATAATTATAAAAAATTAGGCGATTTTGGTTTAGCTACATATGATAATATATTTTTAAAGGCATTATATAAATTTTTAAACATCAATTGTTTATACTTAATCAAAACTAAAAATAAGTTTTATACTTGTGAAAATAATAATACTATTCCTGATATTATTCTAATTAGTATTGATAATGATAATTATATTATAGATAATATAAGCCTAGATGTTAAAGAGATTATTGATAAAATAACATACGAATCAACTGATATTATATATTATAAGGGTCATAAATATGCAATTGATTATATTTTACACGGTTCTGACCAACATAACTCATGGGACAATTCAGGGCATATAATTGTAGCTATAAATTATAATAATGAAGAATATTTGTATGATTCAAGTTATTTTATAAAAAAATATATTCATAAAAATAAAACTCTCAGATATTCATGTCCTTTACTAAAAAAAGAATGGAAAAAAGATTTTGTTTCATCTAAAAAAACAAAATTTTGCATTAAAAAATGTTTTCATACTAATTTAAATCATAAATCCAAAATACATAATGATTATAAACATGTAAATACCGAAAGTATGTGTTATACGTTTAATAATGAAATTACATGCTGCTATGTTAAAGTTATATAAAGGTTTCTTATAAATGTCTTTAAATCTATTTAAATAAAGTAGGAAAGATTTAATTACTATGGTTAATTATGATAATTATTTTAATAAATATTCAAAAGTTTCTAAAAGTAATATTAATGATGTTGTTAAAATATTAAACAAATTTAAAAAATATTTAGATACAATTTATTTAAATATATCTGAATTTAAACCAAATACAAATTATGATAATATTATTGAAACTTTGAAAAATTATATGAATATTATTTATAATTACTATGATAAAATTCAAATTTCTCAATTGGAAAATAATATTAATATTAATTATCATTTCATTGATGTTATGACAATTGCTATTATTATTTTATATTCATATATTTTTTTTAATAATAATAAAAGTAAAATAATAAAAAATAAGAAAGATACGACATTTACATTTATTATGCATAAAATCCTTATAAAATATTATGCTGCTATTAGTTCACCTATAACTATAAAAACACTTTATAAATTTAAAAATATTATTTATAATAATAAACCTAATCAAAAATCATATATTATCGATTTTATTAATAAAATAAGCAAATTTAATAAAATTAAACCATCGGATAAAAGATATTTTACAATACCACAATATACTGGTATATGTTGGCTTATTTCTTTTATTGTTGGCATTTGCTATAGTGATAAAAATAAAGCATTATTAATTAAAAAATTTAATTTCAATAAAAATAATTATAAAAAAGATGAACCAATAGCCAACATATCAGCTAAGCAAATATTTACAACATTAATTTATCGCATTATTAAAGAAATTACAGAAGTTCGTAAAAGATATGATGAAATTGATGAAAAAACTACAAATGAACTTAATATATATTTAAAGGAAACTCCAATAAAATTTTTGATAAAACTAATAAATGAATATTATTATAATCCAAATAAAGATGATTATTCAAAAGAATATATTTTTATTAAAGATTATATAAATGTAATGCAATATTTATTAACAAAAAAATATTTTATTAAAAAAATAAAAATTATTAATCAAAAATTTAAAGAAAAAGGAAGTGATAAGAATGATATTATCAATGATATTATCAAGTTAAAAGAAATATATCCATATGATTATTATTATTTTAATGATTTATTTAATAATTATATAAAATTATATAATTTTTATGTGAAAAATGATAAAACTAAAATAAATTTATTTGATAAAGAAATACCAATATCTATTGATAAATTCAAAAAAATAACTGGTGTTAATTATAAACCATTAACTATTGATAATTTTTTAAAATTAGGTAATGTTGGTTTGCATAGATATAATAATTTATTTTTAAAGGTATTATATAAATTTTTGAATATTGATAGTTTATATTTAATCAAAACTTATAATAAATTTTATACTTATGAAAATAATGATACCATTCCAGATATTATTTTAATTGATATTGATAATGATTATTATATTATAGATAATATAAAAGTAGCTATAAAAGAAATTGTTGATAAAATAACATATGAATCAACTGATATTATATCTTATAAAGGTCAAAAATATGCAATTGATTATATTTTAAATTTCTCTGATGTTGATAATTCTTGGAAAAAAGCAGGTCATGTAAATGTAGTTTTAAATTATAATAATGAAGAATATTTTTATGATTCAAGTTATTCTATAAAAAAATATATCCACAAAAATAAAACTCTCAGATATTCTTGTCCTTTACTAAAAAAAGAATGGAAAAAAGATTTTGCATCTAAAAAAAGTAAATTTTGTATTAAAAAATGTTTTCATACTAATTTAAATGATAAATCCAAATTATTTAATGATTTCAAAAATGCTGCAAATGAAAATATATGTTATTCTTCAAATAATAAAAATATTTGTTGCTATGTTAAAGTTATTTAAAGGTTTCTTATAAATGTCTTTAAATCGTTTTAGATGATTTTATAAGAACTTTTAATTATTTAGATTTAAGTATCAATAAAAATATTTATAAAAATATAAAAAATGAAATTAAAAATATTATTAAAAGCACTTTATTAATTTAAATCAATTTAAAGAATTCTTATTAATCTCTTTAAATCCTTTTATATTTATAGAAGAAAAAACAAAAAGACTTTTATATCTTTTTGCTTTTTATATGTTCTTCTTCCTCTAACAACTAATAACTATCATCAATTAAGTGAATTATTATTGCTGCTAATAGTACGAGAACTGCACATGTGCACGTATTAATATATACCATCGTGCATGAATATGTCCATAAAAGCTTTCGAATTATTTCGTCTCCAATTGACACATTAACACCATTGATATATGTATAAATAGTGCAAATAATCAGGAATATCGAAAAATCTCGAATGAAACTACACATTTCAGTTTGCGACACTATCAAATAATCTTTTGTTTGAAAGGGTAAAAATAATCATAAAATTATAATATCATTTTTTATAGAAATACTTTAATTTTAATACAAATCTAAATTGATTTAAATATATCTTATGAATGTCTTTAAATGACATATTAAGCTTTTTATGATATCTTCTAAATAATAACAGAATTTGCATGTATTAAATTAAATATTGAAAAATTTAATTTAATACAACTTTCATTACCATCAATCAAGAATCAAAATCTTAATAATATTTTTAAAATTACTATTAAGATTTTGTAGTAAGTTGTCTTTCTGTACGTGCTTTAATTAATCCAGGTGGAATTTCTCTTTTAGTTGGTAAAATTCTTAAAGATTGACTTCTAGTTACTATAGGTTTTTGCTTTCCTATTGCAACTTCATTTACTTTATTATATTTTTCTATAAGTGTAGCTTTCATAGCGGAATCAGCGATTATTGCATCTACATCTACGTCTTTCATATTTTCCGATGTATCAATAATTAAATTTGTATAATTATTGCAATCATCATTTATTTTAAAAGTATAGTCTTGTCTCATCTTTATTATATTACTGATACTTTTAGTTTCTTCATCTAATGTACCATCAATTTTTCTAGATAAAACAACTTCATATTCTCTTTCTTTAGCTATTATATCTTTAAGTTCGCTGTTTTCTAATAAAGCTTTTATTTTATTTTGTATGCGTTCTTGAAAAGAACTTGCATTTAAATTTTCATTTAAATATATATTTAAATACATTACATCTGAAAATACAAATATTATATTATTATGTAATTTATCGTTGAAAAAAGAATTTTCTAATAATAATTCAATATTAATATCAACTTTATTTATATAGGCAAGTAAGTTTGCTTCATAACCACTTGTAGCGCAAGTACCTCCTCTTTTACCTTTTTTGTCACCTCCTTCTCTTTTTCTATCTCTTCCTTCTTGTTCTTTAAGTGAAGAAATTACAGTAAATTCATCAAGTTTAACACGTAAATCTTCTACACTTTTACTTAAATCAACATTTATTATATCAACTTTTGATATATCTATAATGTTCGAAGATATATCAAATAATGGTTTAATCCAAATACCATCACATTTTTCCGGTATTTTATCTTGATATGTTGAGCGAGGATTTAATCTTTTATATAATTTATTTATATTATCTAAATTTTGAAATACACGGTCATGAATTATTGTTTTTAAGGTATTAAAATTTGTTATAATTTCAATTATGATTTGAATATTCTCTCCAAAACTTATTTTATACTCTTCTAACATTTTTTTTAATCTATCTATCTCATCAGTTATTGTCTCATAATAATTAAGGCTGTTTAAATTGTCTATATAAGTATTTCTTTCAAATATAGCTTCTTCTATCTTTACTACTGTGTTGCGGTAATATTTCATTGCATCTGCTAATAATAATTTTAAAACTGATAATAATTGTACTCCCAATTTGAGACAATCAGTAAATTGTTGTTTATCTTTAATAGTTACATCTTCATCACCTGGTTTATTTAATAAATATAGTAATATTAAATAATAATTAATATTATAATTAATAATATTTTTTTGCTCTGTTAAAGTAAATTTAAAAAAATTTGAATTTTCATTTTCATTACTCTTTATATCTTGATTATAATTTAAAATATTAAAAAAATCATTATAAATTCCAACTATTTTTTGATTTGCTAATAATGTTAAACATTCTATATATGTCCAACCTCCAAATGGTGCAATAATTATTGCACCATCTGTTAATTGTGATAATGCGATTGAATCTTCTCCCCAATGTTCACCATATATCAATTTAGCATCAGAATATTCATGAGCATCATGCAGACCCTCTGCACACATAATTGTTAAAATAGGTCTATTATATCTTTTAGAAATTTCATAACCTGACCGTGTTACGCCATATTTATTATCTTTAAAACCTTTATAACCTCCTGATATAAATGCATATGATGGACTTGCAAATAATAAATTGGACATTATATAATCAGTTACTACTGCTGTTCTTACTTGAATAATTGGGTCTGCAAATCTTGCTTTACCTAAAATACTTATATATTTTAATTGATATTCTATTAATTTTTTGTCATTAAATGTATAACATTTTCTATAAAAATTATAAAATTTAATATATTTTTTTAAAAAATCTTTTAATTCTGCATCATAATTTTCATTAATATATTGATTATTTAAAGACGTATTAAAATTATTAAAATTAGTTAAATCTTCTAATTCATTCGTTTTTGATTTATTAGGAAATAAATGAGTTGTATATCTTAAAGTTAATTCATGTGTATCTCTTATAATTAATTTTAAAGAATAAACTATATCATTATTTTCATCATCCGTAATTGCAATATCGTTTTCAAATATCATTATTTGAATTATTGTTGGATCTATTGTAATAAAATGTCGCTCATTTTCAAAATCAAATAATTTATAGTTAAAAAATAAATTATATATCTCAGATTGAAAATTTATACCATCTTTTTTGTAATTATTAACTATTTCAGTTATATCATCAAAAATAGTTTTTCCGTCATGTATTTTTTCGCTTATTTTAGCTAAAAAAATTCGAATCTTTAATGTTTCACTATTAGCTCCTAATTTAGTTATTATTTTATTAAATAAATCTGATAGATTAGATGCATCTGTATTTAACGGTGTATTAATAAATTTAGGAATTAAAGTTCCTCCTTTTTTTAATAGTTTTTTTGATGATTTGTTTTTTATTGGCATATTCTATATTTAATAAATATTATATTAAAAAATAATTTTTTATTAATGTCCTTAAATTAAAAATAATATCAGATGATACTATACAAGAACAACTTTAATTACTAGAATTAGATAAAAAATGAAGCTATATAATAGATATATATAATAATGTCTTCTCCAAGTGATAGACGTGTAAAACAATTATCATCATTGCAACCATATATGACAAAAAAAATAAATAAATCAGAGTTTAATGAAAAATTTTATATTTCAATAATACCAATGGAAACAGTATTATATCAAGGAACTGATTTTGATTTTAACAAATTAAAAACAAATTTTAAATCAAAAGCATTATCTCATAGTTCAGAGTTATCAGAAATAAAGGAAATAAAAATAAATGATGAAATAGTTAAAAAAGAATATTATAAATATTATGATTCAAGACATAAAGGAAGTTATTTTTTATCATCTCGAAAAACGGCTGATATATATGGATTAGATAAAGATTATACAACAATTATTTATTCGTCATTACCTAATTTAAGTGATATTTATAATCCTACAAATCAAGTTAAATATATATATCCATTATATTATATTCCAAAAATAGGTTTTACAATTGAATATGAAACAAATAAAAATTTATATTTATTGGATATTGGCAATTTAGATAATATTCAAATGTTATTTAATCTTATTGATAAATTAAAAATATCATATAAATTAAAAGATGATTTTAAATATTATTTACATATAACATGTTCATATGACTACGATGATAATTATGATTTCGATAATCCTCCTAAAAAAATAAATAGGCATTCTGATAAAGACGGAGATGATATATTAGTTGAATTATTTAAAGCAGTTAATAAATATTTTAGTGATAATAGAATAGCACCAATTGATGGATGGATACATTATAAGACATCTAAATTTCATGATGAAATATTAATAATATCAAATAATTCATTAACATTTAAAAAAATATTTACTCGTAAAATACCTATCGATAATCATGGAATACCAACTTATGATAAATACATGCAACAATACAAAAATAAGAAAACAAAATATGATGTAAAAAGCAAAAAGAATAATATTTTACATAATTATGTTATCCCTAATACCTGAAAAATGATTTAAAGACATTTGCAAGAAACCCTTAAATCATTTTTCAGGTATTAGGAGAAGATTATTGCGAGATAAATTTAATTCGTTTCCATCGATACAAATTATTTTTTCATTATTATTCGGTTTTATATTATTATAAAAATAATATACATCATTTAACATCGAATTATAATATTGTTCTTTTAATTCACATGGAATATATTTAAAAGCTTTCATATTTATTTTAACTGAATATGACATATAATAAAAATTAGATATAATATTTATATAATTATTTAAAACTTTTATAAATAAATGGCTAATATTGATTTATTTTTAACATCTTATTTAATGTTAGTTATTCATTCATTTGCAATCTTCATATTTCAACCTCCTTTTATAATATTTATTACATATATAATTGGTCCTATTGTTAGTGTTTGGAATCATGGAACAACGTCAATTATTGCAAAATTTATTGATAGGTCAGTAATGGTTTTTGGATATTTAATAGATTTGACATATATTTATAAAATTAAAAATATATATGTATTAATTTTAATTCATTTAGCAATTATCTGTTATTTCATATCTAAGTTAACTAATATAATATCATTTCATTTATTATCTCATATTATTATAATTATCACACATATTATAATATTATATAACTATTATAATAAATATTTCTATAATAAATCAACAGCTCATAATGTTCGATAATTATCTATCTTATCATTTATAATATTTAATCTTTTATAATTATTTTTAAGCAATTGTTCATATTTATCTGATTTATTATTATAATATTTCTTATAAATAATATTATAAATATTATCATTAATATTATTTTCAATATCTTTTTTATCATTCATTAGTTCGGATAATACTAATCCCGATGACATTATTTTTATATTTAAAGATAATTTTGAAATCTCCTTAAATAAAAAAATGACATTAAAATAAAAAATAATATCAAATAAAATGACTAATATTATCTATTTTAATGAAAATGATTTCATCAATAATATTATGAATGAATATGATGGACGTAATTATATTATTGATTATTTTGATTATTGTACATCTTTATTTAATAAACATTTTAATATTTTAATTAATAATATTGATAATATCCATAATATCAATAATATTATTCTAAATTATTATACACAAAAACAAATTGATAATTCAAAAAAAATTTATAATAATAATGATTATATCAAAAAATTATTAGAACCTAAATTATTTTCTAAATTTCTTGATGCAATTGATGAAGAAACATTACTTTATTTTAGTGATGCCGAAACTGAAATTTATTATTCAGATGAAGAAATCAATTATTATGATGATAATTTTGATGATTAAAAATATTTTTTTGTCTTATTTTTACTAATTTTGAAATAAAAATGATAATAATCTTTTACTTTTACTATTATGCTATTTGATATGACATCTCTTAATCTAAATAAAGAGAAGTTTGTTGCCGATTGCATCGCCGAATATAAAGCTGCTGATGAATATGATATTACCATTGTTTTCGATGAATACTTTGATAAAATCATTGATGTCCCCGAAGTAGCAGGAAGTCTTTCACCAACTGAATTATCAGACCTTCATAATGAACTGTATTTGATGGTTGAAAAAGAGCTGGTGGTTGATTATGAAAGCGAAGCGGAAACCGATGATGAGAACTCTTGAATTTATCATCATTATAAAAAGCAAAATTAATTTTTTGTTTTTTGTTTTTAATATAAAATTTGTATTGATTTATAAGAAACTATATATAAAAATGAAATAAAAGTATTTATATTTATCTATGTTTTCTCAAGAAGTTTTCATTTTGAATTGTGTTTATACTCTTCGCACTAAAAATTATATAAATTATGAAGATATCATCAATGATATCCGATTGTTTGTTGATAAAAATCTATCAAACGATTTGAAATCTTCATTGTTTATGCAAAAGCTATGTGGCAAAATATTATATGAATATCTTGAATCAAATAACTACTTCTTTGATGAGGAAGTTGAAGAGGAAGATGATATTTTATATAGAGCTGCTGATATTTGGCTTGCGGCGGATACTAAACCAATGCTTATAGGCTAGATATCATCAGTTGATTTTATATAGAACAAAAAACATTTATTTTTGTTCTTTTCCTTTTATCATAATAATCATAATAATAATAAGAAAAGAACAAAAATTTGCATTTTTGCTCTTATAAAGTCTCGAAAATCAGTTCATGTAAGAAGGGTGGTCCATCTGGTAATAACTTTCCATTTCTTCGCCGTCAATTGCTTTATTGACTTTGAAGTAAAGAATGTCATATAACGTTCCATGTGTTGCCTTTCCCTCATTGCGATAACTTTCTAAAAGAGACGCTTCTTTCTCCAAATCATGTCCAATCTCTAGCATATAATGGTCAAGAATTATTCTGTCAATTCTGGATGAATAGTCATAGTAAATCTTCTCAAGAGCTGCCGAAATATATTTTGCTTCGTCAAAAGTGTTGGATGCCATCATTGTATATGTCATAATTATTTTTATAAAATCATAGTTTCATTTTTTCTATAAATTCTTAATTATTAATACAAATATTTTAAAATAAAAAATAAGAATTAAATGACCAAAACCAGCAATCAAAGTTATCTTTAATTTCTGGAAACATTTGTCGAAGATACATCCTCAATATATTGTTAAATTTGCGCAACCAATGCATTAAGTTTGCATCATCAAAGTAGGCAAAGAAACGTTATATAATGAACTTCTCTTCTAAAAAACATTTTACTTAGTCAAAAGTAATTTTAAAAGTAATGTTTCATTTTTTCTATAAAATTAAAAAAAATAATACAAATTTACATTTATATTTAACAAGAACAAAAATTATTAGTTTTTGCCCTTATAGAAAATAAACATTCATTCCTCCTCATCAGTATCTTCCTCACTATCATAACAATCGTCCAATTCATATTCAAATTTGTTAAGTAAATATGAATATAATGATTCGTCGTAAATGTGTGCGTCAGGTCCTGAGTTATTTCGAAGTGTTTGTAAAATTGATTTCTCCTTTTCAGTATTGAATCCAATTTCATTTATGTAATTTTCCGTAAAAATCGTGGTGGTATTGAGCGAATAGTCCTCGCGGCAAATTCTCAAGATAGTAGAGATAAATGTCGCTTCGTCAAAAGTGGATGCCATCGTTGAATATGTCATAATAAATAATTACTATTTACTTATCATTTTTTATGTATTTACTTAAATATTAATACATTTTTAATTAATAATCATCTTTATTTAAATATTATATTTCAATATCTGTATCTGCATCACTTAAATATGCATTTTCTCTTTCAATATCCACTTTACATTGTAATATATCAAATAAAGATGGAATATGATTAATAAATATAATATCTTCATTAAAAGACATTTGTATCATAACACGGTCATTAAAATCTATATCTATTATGAAAGTTTTTTCATATTTAGAATAAATCTCTTTTTCCTTTTTAGAACCAAATATAATTTCATTTGAATATTTATCATATAATGCTTTCTCATAATCATTACCATTAACATTATCATCATAAACAATTGATTTAATAAATTCATTTTCATCAAACAAAGAAACCATCTTCATCTTATTATTTTATTTATTTCAAAATCATTTTTTATAAAAAATGATGATTAATATCATTATTATCATTATCATGGTTTCTTCATTTGATGAGAATGAATTGATTGAATTATTATTATATGAATTCAAAACAAATAATGAAAATTATGAAAAAATATTAGAAACTGAAATAAATATAATTGTATCATCAAATAATACTATTGGTGAAAATCAAGAGATAATCATTCATTATGCAGGAGACGTTTATGATGCTATTAAATTATTTAATCAAAATATAAAAAATATTAATTTTAATGATTATAATAATAAAGAACTTTTCTATAAAGATTTAGCATATGCATCATTATATTCATTTCTATCATCTACCATTAATGATTTAATAATGATTTAAGGACAATATCAAACTTTCTTTAAATATCTTTTTAATATTTAATAATATCATTTAAAGAATGTCAACAATAATTTTTGATGAATTAAAATTTATTAATAATTTTGTTAAAGAATATAATAGTTATGATGGAATAATATATTTTAATTTATTTCTTGAAGATTTTATTGAAATTTATACAGATGATAATACTATTCACCAAAATATGAATATTATTAATCATTATACAAATAATTCGATAGAAAATGCTATTGAATTATTTAAATATTATTATAATTCTAAATTTGATTTTATTGGGTCTAAATTAAATTATGCAGAATTGGCATCAATTGTTCTATATCATAATTTTTTTGATAAATTATTAACTATTATTATTGATAATTATAATAGTTCTGATGATACTGATTTAGATGATTAATATAAAAATGACAAAAAATTAATTTTGTCATATAATTTAATCATTCTCAATCCTTTAAAATAAGGGTGTCAATGATTTCATCCAAACAATCCATGCAATCTTTAACAACATGTTCAGAGAATGTGCCATCTCCAAATAAATGTTCATAGTAAACGCATTTATATTCAATATCGAACTTATCATACAATTCAGAAGAAATATTCGCCTTAATGTCATCTTTCAAAGAACACAATCTACGATAAAATACCGTTAAACATTCATCTTCTTCAAAATTAACACGAAGTTCTTTAATTGCCTCAATAAGTTCTTTACTCGTTTTAAGAATGGTATCTTCCATTAGATGGTATAAATATTAATATCAAAAATTAATATCATTTTTTATATTATATTACTATTATATTTGAACAATTATATTTATTATTCTTTCTAAAATTACAATACAATCATTAACAACAATATCAGCATCTTCTTCATCACCGCCATAAATAATCTCATAATAAATACATCGATGTTCTATTTTATATTCTCTATATAAATTTTCAGAAATATATAAATGTATATCATCATCAATTTGACATAATTGATTATAAAATGTTTCTATATCTCTATTATTATAGTAATTTGAAATTATGAAATTAATATTATTAATGACGCATTGCTTTTTATCATCCATAATAAAAAAATATATAATAATTTATCAGTTTTTTATAAATCCAAAAAAATAATTTTTTCAGATATATATCAAAGAAGTTAGAAGTTATCTTTTATTATGTTCTTCCTCATAATCATTAATACTTCTTTTTCGTTTCCTTGTGTCTCCTTCTGTCTTTTGCGAAATGTTGAATAATATTTCGTCAAAATCATATATTTCATCCATATATATATATTTTGGCATTGATATTTGACTAATATCAATGTAATGATTGAATGGAATTCCGTTCATTATTATAATTATAACAAAAAAATATAAAGTTTCAGTTTTATTTATTTTTGCTTTATAAATATAACAAATGTTTATTTTATATATTTGATAACTTTGCGAAGTGCAATGCAACATTTATTTTTGCTTATGATATCTAGTTCTCCATCACCATACATATATACATCCAATATATTATATAATTCAGTAATATAATTTTGATATATAACATCATTTGTATATAATCTAATCTTATCATTATGAATTCTTAAAACTCTATAGAAAGAAATTAAGTCATATTTTTCATTTAAATTATAAATATTCAATAAATTATTTTTTAATGCTTGCTTAGAAATAGTCAAAGACATTATTTATATATCTAATTATTTATAAGTTAAATTATCATTTTTTTATTTATTTTTTATTTATTATATAATGAATTATACTTCCATAAATGAAGCATACGAATTAAATGAAAATGTAGATACTGATTATAATATTATTGATGATGATTTAAATATTTATAATACTATTGATGCTAATAATACTAATAATAATGATATAAAGGATTGGAATAATACAATAGATGCAAAAAAATTATTAAAAGATTATAAAAATCTTAATAAATTATTAAATGAAAATAAATTATTAAGTATTAATTTAGATAAACAGAAAGAAGACATAATTAATTATAAATGTAATATTTATAATAAACATCAGAATGCAATGATACAATTGTGCAGAGAAACATCCGAAAATATAGAAACTAATGAAATGTCAGAACATATAATAAAATATATTGAATTATTTAAAATATATGCGGATAAATGGATAAAAGATTATTATACAATTAAAAAAAATAAATTAATTGAAGATATTGAAAAACAAGAAATAAAATTACTTGCTTATAGAAATCTTTTTATTAATACCACTAAAGAAATTATACCATTAGAAAAAACAAGTAAAAATATTTGTCCGATTTGTTTCGAGAATGAAATTAATATGTGTGCAATTCCATGCGGTCATACATGTTGTAATGAATGTTTAATGCAAAGTCTGAAATATCATAATTCACGTTTAACTAAATGCTTAAGTTGTAGAAATACTTTAAAAGAATATATAAAACTATTTATTCAATTATAATAGAAATATGGATATAAAAGAAATCAAAGAAATTATTAAAGAATTAAATAATATTTGTGAAGATATAGATGAATTACATTATTTGATAATATGTAATAAATTATTTAAATTAAATTCTAATATTAAATCACGCATAAATCACGATTTATATGTAAATTATAATAAAGAAATAGAAAATTTATTTTTTGAATCTTTCATTAATGAAAATTCCAATCAACAATTAAATATTATAATGAATGATATTATTTATTATATTAGTATTATTATTACTATGCTAAATAAAATTATTCTAAATTATCCGTAATATCATATCATTATAAACAGTATCATATGCATTTGATGTCATATTTTTATCATATTTTGCATTTGTAATATCAGTCTTAAATACATTTTCTACATTAGTATTTCTTCTCAATATTAAATTATATAATACTAATACTATAAAAATATAAATAATATATAAATAAACGGTTACATAAACATCAAAATAACTAACATTCATATCATGTCTCATTGAATATATTGGCATTACTTTAAATATTATTAAAACAAATAAATATTTAATTAAATCATCTCTAGTTAATCCATGCATTAATAAATATATAAATAATATTGAATTTTGAATTAATGATAATACTAATGCAAAAAATGGATTAGGAGAATGAATTACACGAAAAATATATAATAAATACCAGAAATAAATAATAAAATTAAATGCTAACTCATTTATTATTAATATACCAATTTTTGATAATGTAAAATTTTTAAGGTTTAATATTTCCTTATCTTTAAAATTAATTGATAAATCAATGCTATTATTCATTCTTATTTTTAAGTTTTATTTTTATAATTACAAAAAAGAAAAAAATTAATTTTTCTTTATATCAAAACCTTAAAATCTCAATTTGGATGCAACTTACTATAAAAAACCTTATATAATGTTATTGCAGCGAGTTCAATATATGCTTGTTTTTTCCCCTTTGATAAACAATCTTTGTGATATTCAAGTTTCCATGTTTTCTCATAAACTTTAATGGCATTTTCAGCTGTTCCATAATAATAATTTACAACATTCTTATTATGTATCAATGATTTTTTGGATGAAAAATTTTCAGTGAATGTATATAAAAACAATTCAAAATCTTCTTCGTTATTATATTTCTCATGAAACATTCTCTCGAAATTATCCTCATCAAATGTAAAAGTCATTTTTTTAACTTTAAAAACTTTTAAAAAAAATTAATAATCATTTTTATATTATTTTACTATTATAATTAAACATTATTATCATTATTATCATTATCATCATCCATATTAGGTGGATTGAAACCAATTTCAATATTGTCATTTATTTTATTTAAAATTGCAGGGTCAATTTCATCATTATCTTCACCGCCTTTTATTAATACTGGTTGTTGTTCAGGAACTTTTAATAAATTAGAGATAAATAATGGACATAATGAAGATATTGATATTGATGATGTAAAAACATAAAAACTAATAATAGTTACAACTATATATATAATTCCAAATAATAATAAATTATTTTTTGAAAATAATGATTTATTATCATTTGGAATTTCATAACCATTATTATCATAAATAATATTATTTTCATTTTCATTCATTGGTTTCTTATAATCGCATAAATATACAAATATAAAAATTGCTAGCGAAATAAACAATGAAATTATATAATATTCCATATAAACTCTAATTTTAATATAGAATGTTAATTATATATAATTATACGCATTAGATATATATAAATATTAAAATAATTAAATAAATAAATATGAAACTTGAATTAAAAAAATTCGATCCATCTACTATAAAAAGCGATTCAGTTGTCGTTTTAATTGGTAAAAGAAATACTGGAAAATCATATTGTATGAAAGATATCTTAAGTTATCATAAAGATTTGCCGGTTGGCGTTGTTATTAGTCCTACAGAAACAGCAAATAATTTTTTTGAAACATTTATACCTAATATGTTAATTTATGAAGAATATGAACCTGTTATTATTAAAAAATTCTTAGATAGACAAATATCAATTAATAAACAAAAAGCCCTTCAAATTAAAAGATATAATTCATCTGATATCGATAATAGAGCTTTTTTAATTTTAGATGATTGTCTATATGATAAGACATGGCCTACTGATAAAAATATCAGAAGTATTTTTATGAACGGACGACATTATAAAATATTTTTTTTAATTACTATGCAATATTGTATGGGTTTACCTCCAGTTCTTAGAGCTAATATTGATTATGTTTTTATTTTTAAAAATAATATTATTAAAGAAAGAGAAAAAATATATAATCATTATGCAGGAGTTTTTAATGATTTTTCAACTTTTTGTGCCGTGATGGATAGTTGCACCGAAAATTATGAATGTGTTGTTATCGATAATAAAATTCAAAGTAATAAATTAGAAGACCAGGTTAAATGGTATAAAGCAAAAGAAGCAGATTTTAAAATGTGTACGCCTGAATTATGGAATTTATGCGCATTAGAAAAAGAAAGAAAAGCAAATACTCTTGTTTATGAAGACGAAGATGATGAAGAACCATATGATCCAAGTGTCTTTGCTAAAAATCATAATAAAAATAAAATGCAAATAAAAGTTAAAAAAACTTTCTAAATAGATTTACATTCAGTTCTTATCGGATTTATTTTTATAACATTATCATTATCTATCAATGATGATAATATTGAACTATCTAATCTATTATTAAATGCATTTTCTGCCGTTTTTTGTTTTGTTATACTTGATATATCAACTGGTGCAGGTAATCCATCATATGCTATTCCCATATTGCCTATTCTTGCACTCTCTTCCAAATCTATTTGACGTTTATTCACAACCATATTTACATCTTCCTTAGGAACACCTACAAATTTACCACCTGCATTAGGTGTTCTTCCTGCTTTTATCATTATCATTTCTCGCGTTCCATCAATCTCAGCATTATAATCAGCCTCTCTATCTGTTTGATTAAATATTGTTTTACTTCCTGCAATTCCATAATTATCAGTTAATGAATTTTGTCTTTGAGTATTTTTAGCCTTTTCATCTTTTATTAAATATCCTCCAAATAAACCATTTAATACTCCTCCTAAAAATCCATATCCAGAACTTCCCGAACTTACTGTCGTCTCCTTAACTGTTTTTCTAGCAACTAACGACGGGTCATATACATATGTACTATAATATGAAGTTTTATTAATATTTCTTACTGTATCTCTACATGGTAATGTTTCCTTTAATGTTGTTCTTGCCCTACTACTATTAACATATCCTGTTTGTTTTCCCTCCATAAATCCACCATTACTTTCATGAATCATCGTCTCTTTTCCTGTCGTTTTTGCAGTATCATATAAAGCTGAGTAAGTTTCATCATATCCACTCAAATTACCATTATTACCTTCATGAATGGTTGTCTCTTTTGTTGTCGTTTTTGCTGCATCATATAAAGCCGAATAAGTTTCATCATATCCACTCAAATTACCATTATTACCTTCATGAATGGTTGTCTCTTTTGTTGTCGTTTTTGCTGCGTCATATAAAGCCGAATATGTCTCATCATATCCACTCAAAGTTCCATTATTACCTTCATGAATGGTTGTTTCCTTAGTTGTAGTTTTTGCGGCGTCATATAAAGCTGAATATGTTTCATCATATCCAGATAAAACGCCATTATTACCTTCATGAATTGTTGTTTCCTTAGTTGTAGTTTTTGCTCCGTCATATAAAGCTGAATAAGTTTCATCATATCCAGTTAAAACGCCATTATTTCCTTCATGAATTGTTGTTTCTTTAGTTGTAGTTTTTGCGGCATCATATAAAGCTGAATAAGTTTCATCATATCCGGTTAAAACGCCATTATTACCTTCATGAATTGTTGTCTCTTTAACAGTTGTTTTCATAACATGTGTAATAGGGTCATATACAGTAGATTTTTCAGGAGATTGAGGGGTTGCATTTCCATTTAATCGAGGATTATCAACAAAATATTCTTTCAAAGTTATTTTTATTGCATCTGTTACGGGTGATATCATTGCTTTAACAACGCTTGAAAAATTAGCAACGGGTGTTTCTTTTTGCGTTAAATTTCTTTCATTATCATAAATAATAATTGTATTTTTTCCATAATCATCTGTTTTATTTTCAACTTGATTTTTTAATGGACCATAATAATTAATATGACTATCAGTTCTTGTTGATGTATCTTTAAGATTTTCTTCGGGTCTTTCTGATTCCTTTTTTAATACTGATTGACCTTTAAACCAATTATCCTCAGTTTGCACAAATGCTTTTTCAGTGCGATTTTTACTCATAGGTGTAATCATTCCACGTTGCTCAGTATTATTTTTAGGTTTCATAGGTAATGTATAAGTTGATGACCTTTGATTTGAAGCAGGTCGCAATTCTTCTTTACTTTTAGGAGTAACATATCTAGCAGTATCAGCTTGTTGAAATCCGCCTGAACCTTCACTTGTGAAACCTTTATTTAAACCAGGACCAACACGAATAGTTTGAATAGGTGATATATTATTTTGAATTTGAGTTAAATTTGTTCTTGATGCTAAAAATTTTGTTTTATCAATAAAATTTTTATTATATTCGGGCATAGAAGGGAAAAAATCATTTCTAGAAATTTCAGTTTTTCGTGTATCTTTAGTATCTGAACTATAACCCATATTTTTACTTAATCCGAATTGTTCCATATTTTGCGTAACTCCTTTTTTTATAAAAGGTTGCATATTTCCATGTTTAAAATCATTAATATTAATATCATTTCCTGATAAACTTTTAATAACACTTGTATTCATATCATCACTATTAATATAATGTGGAATAACACCAGTTTGAAATGGCATTTGCGCTTTTTTATAAAAATCATCACTTAAATTTTGTTCATAAGCTTTTACCTCACTATAAAATTTAGAATTATAAATATTATCCATTGATGGTGTATCATTGTTTCTCATTTCTCTATATCAATAATGCATATTTATTTATTTAGCTAATCAGCATATATAAAACCATTATTTGAACCTTTCATATATTCATCATCACTATCACCATCCTCCATATCAACTTTATATTCTTCTTCTCCTTCATTTTCTTCAAAATTATCCATTTTTTCTTTATTAATTTCAGGTTCTAATTCATTATCTAAAATTTCTTCATTATATTTCAAACCATATTTTTTTAATTCTTTTTCTATTTCCTTATCTTCACGGGTTTTTTTATTCATTCTTGCTAAAATATCAAATTTATTTTTTTCACGAATTTGATTAATAAAATCAATTTGTTCCTCTAAATCTAACATATGACAATTTTTAATATTATTGATAACACTTATTATAATTTCTTTTAATAATTCTTGATATACATCTTTATCCATTTCAATTGATGGTATAAATTTTTTATTTATAAAACTTTCAATTGATGATGGTAAAGTCATAATGCGAATTACAGCAATACGTTTAATACTATAAATATCTCTAATATTATCATCAGTAATTATAGAACTTAATTTATTTAATTCATTAACTGTAGTATTAATAATAGAAATAAAAGGTAATGCGTCATTTTTAAGATATTTATATAAAATTTTAGAAATAATTAATGATATTTGTTTATAATTATCAAAATCATAATTATGAAATAATTGTTTCAATTCTTTATTATTAAAATAATTAATAAATTTTTCTTTATAATTCTCAGTTGTTTTAAATACTGATGATAATAAACTTTTTATTAAATCTTCCGTAAATATTGTGGTATCCTTTAAATCCCTTAAATCCATTAGCCATTTTTTTAAATCGATAGAAATGATATCATATTTAATAGGATTATTAATTTCAATAAATTGTTGTTCTTTATTAATTTCTTTAATTTTTTTAATGAAAAATCTTTTATATCGCGGCATATTAAATACACGTTTTCCGGTTAATTTTTCTTTTGCCTTTTTTAAATCTTGTCTGTCTGTTTTAAAATATAAATCAGCACTAAAATTTTCATCTATTTTTTCTAAACAACAACCTTGCAAATATTTATGAATTTTTACAAATTTTATTGATGGCATATAAATTAATGCATCTATATAAGCTTTTAAAAAATTATCACCTTTATATTCTTTTCTTTTTAATAAATCATATAAAGTATCATAATATTTTCGTCCAATATTAATTTTATCTTTTTTAGCATTTATTTTAGTTATTAATAATAATTCTTTTTCATAATTAGTTGCTATATTTGTCATTATAATTTTTTTATAATCCTCATCCAATGGAACTAAATTCGCATATTCATCTTTATATAAATCTCCATATACTTCTCTAAATATGCAACTTAAATAAATCATAACTCCTTTTTTAGAATTCATATCATAAGGAACGCCATATTCATCCCATAAATGCTCACATTCCGGAAATAAATTTTCTTGATTAAAAAATAAAGTTTCATGAACTATATCTTTTTGAATAGTGATACTCCATAAAGCAATTATATCATATATGACATTTTTAAAATTATTAAAATATTCATTCATTGCATTTATCATTTTATCTTTGGCATTTATCAAAATATATTTTATTGATTTTTTTAAATAAATATTTAATTCATCTTCCTCAATATCAGGAAAATATTTATATATTATTGTTATTTTTGGCTCTATTGTTCTATATTTACCAAATATATATGAAACAATCATATCATAATTTATAGGTAAAGCACTTAATTTTTGCATTCTAAATAAATATGGTAATACCATCTTTAATAATTCTGAAAATCCAACTTCCGCATTATAAAATTGATTATTATAATATTTATTAAATTGTGTCTCATCTAAATTAATTTCTTCCTTCTCATCATCATATTCATAATTATCTTCTTTTTCATTTGATTGACCAATTTTTGCAGGAACTCCTTCATAATGTGTTTCATCTGCTCCAATATGAATTTCATGTTCATCGTCAGCACATGAAAAATTTATTTTATAAATATCGACAAATGAATATTTTAATAATTCAAATCTTAATTCCAATTCATCTAACTGATTTATTATATTTTTCTTATTTAATTTATTAAATAATTCTAATTTTGATATAGCCTCATCCAATATTATATTTTTCCTTAAATCCCTTAAATTAGTAATAACTGAGTCATAATTTTTATCATTTAGATTAGTTACTATTGAAAATAAGTCTCGAGTTATATCTAATTTTTTAACAACTGAACGTTCTTTTTGAAATATTTTTAATTGTTTATTAATAACATCAGTTGATTTTATAGTAATATCAATTAATATTTTAAGTTCTTTAAGAATATTAAAAAAAGTAAATCTAGGATTATTTAATTCAATTGATTTTATTTGAATTGATTTATAAGTTATCTTTTCAATTTTTTCATTTTGATTTAATTTATCCAGATGGTCCTTAATTATTTTAAAATCATCTTGAGATATATTATCCAAATTATAATTATATTTTTGCAATAAATTATTTATACTTGAATAATTATAATTATCTTTATCAATTTTATCAATTGGAATTTTGATTTTATACGATTTTATCAAATCCTCAAAATTCTCATTTTCAGATTTTGTTATTAATATTTCAGATTTAATTGGTTTATACAAATGAGACATTATTTTATCATTCAAATAATCCTCTAAAATTGCTATAGGACTATAAAAATATACACCAATTATTGGTATATTCGTTTCATCGTCCTTAAATACAATAAAATTATTATCTTCTGATAATTCAATTACCGTCTTTTGTTGCGCCTTAAATCGAATTTTATCATTATCGGCGTCATAATTTAAAGGAAACCATAATTTATTTTTAGAGGCTAATGCAAGATTAGCATCATTAATTTTATCATATTTTTTAAGGTCTGATATAAATTCTTCAATATTTAAATCTTCATAATTTCCTCTATTTGCATCAGCAATAACAACAAAATTATTAACATTTGTTTTTTTATTAACAATTTCATAAAATAATTTTAAAAAACATTCTGCTTTAGGTTTAGTTTTAACAAAATTAAATAATTCATTATAAATCTCCTCTCTAGAAAAAGCAATAAAATTTGGATTATTTTTTATTATTTCATCAATACTAACTAATTCAAAATAATCTATTTCAGGTATATCTTCATCTAAATAAATTATATCTGCATTGTCGTTTTCGGACATTTCTATTATTATTTAAAGATATTTAATATTATTATTAAATAATGAAATTTAATTATTTATTATTCATTCTAACCTCATCATATTTATCTTTTTTATCATGTTTTACATTACATATAAATAATCATTATTCAACTATTGCAGGTAAAATTTGTAATTTAAATTCAATTTTAAATGAAGGATTTTATAATAATGATAATATTAATTATTTTTTTAATACATATGATATAAAATTTTATAATAATAACAAAAGTATATTATTAGAATTAAATGATAGAAATAATATTAAATATTTATTAAAAGATAAATATAATTATTTTATTAAATTTGATATTTTCAAATATAAATATAATATTATTGTTAAAGCAAATCCAATTAGTTATAATTATACGAAATTAGATATTGATATTAGACAAAATAGAAATAGTAAATATAATACTACACATTTAAATTTTAATCATTATAGAAGAATTGATAATATTATTTATAAATATATTTACAATAATATTATTCTCAAAAATAAAGAGGAAATGTCAATTGAATTATTCCGTTTCTTTAATAACTATTAACGGATTGTTTGCATGATAATAGATATGTTGGTTCACCGAATGGATAACCTGGTGAATAATTTTTATTATTTTTATTTAAATTTTGCCAATGATTTAAATCTCCATTATCCACAACATCATTATTTAGTAATGGATAAAATATATTTTGGTCTTGCGGTATTTCTAATAATGGAACATGATTATCTTTTGCTACCATGCGATAATTAATTCCAATTCTGTCAAATCTTTCAATAGCTGTTGCCTGTGGATTCCAAAATAAAGGGTCATATCGATTAATTCCGGTTTCCTTTAATGTGCACGGAGGATTAGATAAGCGACATGACTCAGTCGGAATTGCACATTTACGAGTATCACCATTATATTTTGTTTTACATCCGGTAGATACATAACTATTAGGAGCATAACCATCTTTATTACATTTTGAATTCTTATAATTTAATCCTGATAATTCAGTTGAATCATCCACTGCTTTTTTCATACTACATGTATTTTGTCCATAATTTTGATATCTTAAAAAAGGGTCATCTGGTATTATTACACCACAGTCATTACAATCATTATATGGTGAATTTAATTGATATATACCTGGTAATATTGAACGTGCTAATTCTTCTTGATAACTTCCAGAATCATATTTTAATCTTGTATCATTTGGAATATTCATTATTTCTATTATTAACAATTATTTATTTTTAATGGTGGTGGCAGTGGTATTGAACGATACATTATTGATTGACAAGAAGGTAAATGTTTCATTTGTGAGTCAATCGGCTCTGTCTTATCATTTGTTATTATTCCATTATCGCTTGGAGTATATAAATTATCAGGACATTTTGAAATTATTCGGGTTTGCCCTCGTAATTCACTGTCTAAATCTACTAAATTACCCTTGATATGTGATACTGCTGTTCCACCAACTAAACCTAATTGATGCATACATTTATTTCCATTTTCATATCTATATGGAGATAATATATATCCTAATGTATCAACGCTTGATTTTAAATCAACTTTATATGAACAATTATCATATTTAGTTCTATTAAAACTCATTACTTATTCTATTATATTATAATAATATAATATAATATTAATAGATTAATTATTTTTATTAAAATTTAATCTATTAATATATGAACGTGTATCTTCACCGCCATTTGTCCATATCGGAACTATATGTTCAGGATTTTGAATATCCTTTAAACAATCAACTAATGGTATTGGTTGATTTATTTGTTTTTCCATTATTGTTTTTTTACAAGAATATGATTTATTTCCACCATTTCCATAAAAACCGGAATCAGAACCTGATAATATATCCAATTCTGAATTTATATCACCTAACGACCCCCTCATTGTAGGACCTGCTTCAAATAATCGTGTAAATAATTGTAATTTACATCGGTCTCTTGTTAAACTTTCCTTATTATTTATTAAACGACTATGATTATCAATAAGGCACGCATCGGATAATCCATATCCTGGACGACCTCTCAAATTAACATGGTCATATATAAATTCAGGTAAACGAACATTCGGGTCAATGCAATCAACTAATTGTGTTGAATATGTATGATAATCATTTATTTTTTTATTACCATAATTTTTTGATTCTTCCCAACATGCATCCGAACATATATTATTTTGTTTATCAAAATATGTTGCCATTATCTAATTATAAACTTATATTATATTATTATAACACTGAATACCATTATTTTCTTTACATGTTTTATCTTTATAATATAACCATTTTTCATATGATTGTCTATCATTTGGTATAGTTGTTGATGGAACTGTATAAAATTGTCTTTCTGAAAATTTACGTTCATAAAAATCATTAATATCTTTATAAACATTCTTTTTAAAATATGTATTTATATTATCATTTATTATTTCATTATTAAATGGACATGCTTTAATATTATTATTATTATTAGAATAATCAACGATTGACGGATTCATAAATGGATTTTCAACTGATGGTTTAACACATATTTTATTATCATAGAAACCTAAATTACGATTACTTAATGTTTCATGTGTATCAATCTTAACTTTCTCATCATATAAATAAATATAAAATAAAAAAATTAATAATACAATTCCCAATAATATAAATATTATATTTTTAAAAATTAATGCAAATATTAAACTTAAAAATATTATTAAATTAGATATTGCTAATAGTTTATCTTTAAAACTCATATTAATCAATGGTATAATATTTATCATCATTATATTCTATAAAATATGTTGAAAAGAAAAATAAATTAATTATTTAGTTATTTAGTTTTTGTTTAAGTTGTTGTTTTTTAAGAAGGTTTCTTAATCCCTGATTATTCACACCTGTTTTATGTTTATTTCCTTTACCTCCTCCTCCACCAACTCCACCACCACCATTCATCATAGCCATCATATTCATCATAGCTGACATATCAAATCCACTTGAACTATTTGAATTATCATCCGGATTTGCACCTCCTCCAAATAATCCTGGTAATAATGATGCAAATTTCATCGCATCTTTCATTATTGCTTCTTGTGATAATTCACCACTTGATATTTTATTTGACATTTTCTGACTTACATTTGTAAATAATTCACCAAATCCACTATCCGGTTTAGAAATAGCCTTAAAAATGTCTCCCTCGTTTGCAATTGTTTCCTTAATCTTTGTTAAATCAACATCATCAATTATTTCTTTAGCAATCTTTCCAATTGTAGTATCTTTAAGACTATCCATACCGCTAAAACTTGAATTTGATTTAAAATTATCAATCTTTAGTTCATTTAGGCGAGATAATACTTTTTTAATATCAGCATTTTCAATATTAACTTCAGTTTCTGTCTCTTTCTCATCTGATACCGATTGAAGATTTTTAAGAATTAAAGTAATTTGTTCCTCTGATAATTCATTTGTATATATATATAAAACACTAAGATAATGATGAGATATAAAATTATTTCTTAATAGTTTAATAATATCCTTAATACTTATGTTTTTATAAATTTCAACTGATGTTTTTGTATCATCTTTAAACCATTCATCACATGTTTCCTTCTCAAGAGCTACATATGAAGCCCAAAATTCACTTGAACATTTTTCCTTAAAATAATCAATATATTCAGCCGAAGTCTTATCATACGTTTGATAATTATCCTTTATTGTTTTTAAAACTCGTTTAGCAGTCTCACTTTTTGTCCTATGTTTCTTTGCTACATTTTTAAGTTTCTTTAATAGGTCTATATAATACTGATTAAATATATAAGTAGATGTAAGCGTATTCATTATATGTTTTATTTTAATTAAATATCCTTAAATATATTTTCCCTTTGTTTTTGTAATTCGTCAATTGAAGGTAATTTTTTTGATGATTTCTCTGATTCCAATTGTGCAGTATTATTAGTATTATTAGTATTATTAGTATTATTAGTATCATCGGATATAATTCCCCATTTATATAATTTATCGTCATTAATATTCATTGAATTTATATTATCATCCGTGATATTGCTAAAATTATCAGATGATATAGCACCTAAAGTAAATGACATTGGTTCATCGATATTTTCTTGTTTATTTAAAGGAATAGGAGAATTTATTGATGATGATACTTCTTGTTTTTCCCTAGTATTACTATTTGCAAATAAATAACCTCTATTTGGTAATAATAAGTAGTCAAATACAGCTTTTCCATATATAATTTCTTTTGATGGCATAAACATTAAAGCAGGAACAGCTTTTATTTTATGACTAATTTTATTTACAATTGCATCAATAACAACTAATTTTATTGTTTTTTTGGTATCGTGTCTTTTTATTGTATCTAATAAAACCGCACAATGTTGGCATGTATCACTATAAAATAATATCATTTATTAAAATAATAATAAATTAATATAATAAAAATTGACATAAAATTAATATCATTTATTTTAAATAAGTAATAAAAAATGTTTAAGAATTATAATTATGAATCTAAATCAGGCAAACATTCGTTTGATATTGATAATATAGATTTATCTATAGCTAATAGTATTAGACGTATTATTTTAACTGAAATACCTGTTGTTGGATTTTATGGCGAAGATGAACCTTCTATTGATATTATTGCAAATACAGGACCTCTTCATAATGAATTTATGAAACATAGAATTGGATTAATTCCCATAAATGTATCGGAAGAAATTACAGATACTTATATTGATAATGATTATAAATTTGAATTAAATGTTATAAATGATACATCATCAACTATTAATATTACAACTGCTGATTTTACCGGAACTTATAAAGATGTTGAATTAACAGTTAATGAATTAAAAATTTTATTTCCATCTAATCCAATTACAAAAAATAATATATTAATTACGAGACTAAGAGCAGGAGAAGAATTAAATTTAATTGCAAGAGCAGTTAAAAAAACAGCTAAAGCAAATGCATCATTTTCTGCTGTTTCATTATCAAACTTTTATTTTATTGAAGACAAAAAAGAATCAGATAAACAAGATAATATTCTTGATAAACATCGTTCATATGTTAAAAATATTTATGGTGACCCGACTTTATTGAAATTTGAAATTGAAACAGTAAATAATTTATCATATTTATATTTATTCTCTACCGCTATTATTATACTTATCAATAAATTAAAATTATTAATCACTAATATTGAAGCTAATGAAATAATGATTGAACCTATTCCAAATAATCCATTTTCAGTAAATTTTCATATCGAAAATGAAGATGATAGTTTAGGAAATGTTATTCAATCTCTATTACATAATAAATATATCAGACAAACTAATAAACATAAAGGAATTAATTGTTCATATGTCGGATATATATGTCCTCATCCCCTAAAACAATTAATGATTGTCCGATTAACTCTTGATGAACAAACAGATACCGAAAAATTTAAACAATTCTTAATTGATAATTGTTATGATATTATCAGAGAATTAGAAAGTATTAACACTGAATGGATTAAATTCAATGAAAAACAAAAAGGAAAGTAAAGAAATTAAAACATAATTACAGGTGTTTTATAAAAACATAAAAATTTTGCACAATCACCACTGAAAAATTGTAATACAATACCATTGATATTTGATAATGATGTTAGTGTAAATGTTCTAATTGTTTTAGGAGTTTTATTTTCAGTATCTTCTTTGTTTTTATCACTCTCAATTGGTTCATCACTAATTTTATAAATATTAAACGGACTTCTACCATCCTTTACCATATCAAAAATAACTTTTGTTTTTTTTTCAATTTCTTCCGTTACTTCAACTTCCACAGTATATTCAAAATAATTCATAATAATAATAATATATATTATAATTCTTTAAGTAATTTATTATATAAATTATATTCTATTGCGGAATGAACTAATTTCTCATTTGTATCATATATAAAACTATTCATATCATATTTATATTTAAATTCAGGTTCAAATTCATGATAATTATCTTTATTTTTATCAAATGTATCATATTTATCAGTTATATTACATTCATTAATAACACCGATGACTTTTGCCATAATTACATTATTATAAATTCCATTTGTGATTACTAATATTTTTATATGTCTTGCTAATGGTTTATTTTTTCTATATATTACTAATTCAATATCTAATAATAGAGTATTTGGATTATTAATATCATATTTATATCTTTTTAAACAATGATTTATAATCTTAAATTTATCATCATTATCATTTGGCAAATCAAAATATTCATTTGTTATTATTACATTAAAATACATCATAAATTTATTAAAATAATTATCTAATAAATGTTTGTTAAAATTTGGTTTACTCCATTTATTAGACCATTCAATCCCCTCAATTGTCTTAATTATTTTTTCATTATTAATATTAAAAATATTATTAAATTTATCATCCAATTCGTCATTTCCAAAATCATAATAATTATTTTTATTATTGTTCACTATGATATCATATGGCATTACAGAATAAATATTATTTCTTTCCCATGAATATATATTTGTATTTGTATATTGTTTCGTTGCAAATGTTTCAATATTTATATTAATAATATAATAAAAAATAAATAATATTATAAAAATTATTAAAATTTTGTCTAACATCTATAATATAAATTATATTTAATTTATAGAGAGTATATTCATGATATTTATAATAATATTATTATATATTTTAATATTATTGTTAATTTTCCTTATAAAACCTTCAACTATGTTTGATATTCATGGCAATATAAAAACATATAATTCCAAATCATTATTAACATTAGATATTGTATATCCTATTATCGCATTATTATGTTATTATTCATTTCTTGTTATAAAAATAATATTAATTTCTTAATTAAATAATGGATTATATTAAAGATTGGATATTAACACCTCGTAATAAATTATCATATGACTCTTGTTTGTTTATAACCGGTAATTCCGGAATTGGTAAAACATATAGAATAAATAAATTATGTTCTGAACTTAATCTATTCATCATTAATATTAATAGTTATAATTGCTGCACGTCAAAACAATTAACTGACTTATTATTTAAAGCTTTTGTTTCATCATTAATTCAACAATTAACAAATAATACACAAAATAAAATTATTATTATTGATGAATTTGAGACATTATTATCATTTGACAGCACTATGAATATACATTTATTAAATTTTTTAACAACATGTCATAAACATATTCCTATTATTTGTATAGTTTCAAATAATATTAAATTAGGTGAGATAAAAAAACAATGTATTTTATATGAATTACCATTATTAAATAATAATGAAATATATGATATTTTAATTAAATATAAACCGGATATTAATTTAGCTGATGTTATAAATACTGCAGTTCAATATAATTATAATATTAAAACATGTATTCAAGTAATCACAAATACATATTATAATAATAATGATAAAATATTAGATATTACGGAATTATATGCTAATAATTTTAATAGAGATAATTTTAAAAGAATTATTAATAAAGACCAATGGTTAATTCCGCTTAAATTTCATGAAAATTTAATTATTGAATTAAATAATAGAAATGGTTTAAAAAATGTTAAAAATTTATTTTATAAAACTTTTATATCAAACTTTTGCTATTTTGATATTATCATGAATAAAAATAATGAAATTGCAATTGATTATTTTATCAGTGTTATTCATACATTATTTTTATTTAAACATAAAAATAATAAAATGCATTCATTAACAAATTTTACAAAATTATTAAGTTATTTATCATTACAAAAAAAAAATAATAAAAAAATATATAAATTATTAATTCCAAATAATCATTTTAATGGTAATTATCATTTAAGTATTATTAATAGAAAATTTATTTATTAATAATAGATAGTTAAATATAAATAATGAGTGGAAGTAGTTCATCCTATTTTACAAGCAATCCAATTTTTGATACATTAAGAAAAGATGGAATTGTTAATAGTGCATCAAATAGTATCACTCGTTTATATGAAAATGCTTTTAATAATAATAGTTTATTTATTGGATTAGTTATTGTCATTATAGTTGCCATAATAATTGCATATGTTTTATATACATATTTAGGCAGTAAATTATTTTCTAAAATTAAAAGTGTTGTTAGTGATACTAAAGTTCCCGTTGTAGGAACTAAATTATCAAAATTTACCGCTGATTTAGCAAAAAATGCAAATGGTAGTCGCAAAAGTTATTCATTCTGGGTTTATATAAATGATATGACTAAATATAAAGGTCAATATCAAACAATTGCCGCTGTTTCAGCTGATGGAGATAATGAATATAAACTTGCTTCTTGTTCTCCATACATATTTTTAGATAAAACTAATAATACTATGTATATTCGTTTTTCAAAACTTGAAGATGATAGTTTTAGAGAAATTACTAATATTTCATCAATAAAAGATTTACATAGGTATTTAAAATCTGGTATAGTAATTGACTATGTACCATTACAAAGATGGGTTCATATTGCAATTGTTTGTAATTCAAATGCATTTAAAACTACATTATTTGCTTATGTAGATGGAGATTTGGTAAAATCAATTTCTGATAGTGAACCATTTACTCTTAAAGGTTATGAAAATCATTATCATAATGAAGCAAATAAAACATGTGAAGGAGGAACTATTACCGATGATAATAATAAAACAGTTATTTGTCGTGGCAGTGAAAAATCTGAATTAAATAATTTAAATTTAAATACTACTGGATATTTATATGTTGGCAATAATAGAGATTATAAATATGGCGTTGGTCCTGGTTTTTCAGGTTTATTATCATCATTTACTAGTTATAATTATGAATTAAATCAACAAGATATTTATGGAATTTATAATAATGGTCCTGTAACAGGATTTTTAGCTAAATTAGGATTAGGTTCATATGGTATTCGTAATCCTGTATATAAATTATAATATATATTTAAATTAGATATGATAAATACAATTATTCAAATTATATTATCTATATTTTTAATTTCTATAATGGCATTTATCGGTTATTCAGTTTATAATAATGAATTTCTCAGTAATATAGTTTTAACAAATACAAATAGAAAAATAACTAAGATATTTACAGGTATTCTAGATTATTCTAAACAAAAAGATATAGATTTTGAAACATATGATAAAAATGATTATTCATATTTAGATATTAATCCATCAATAAATCAAAATGGTGGCGCTGAATATTCATATAATTTCTGGCTATTTTTTACATTTGATAGTTCTAATGACACAATTATATATGATGCTACTGATATTCATAAAAAATTAGAATCTACTTATAGAAATCCTAATAATACTGTTCATAATTCTACTAAATATATAATTTTATTTTATAAAGGTGAAAAACAATCAGTTTTAATATCAAATAACTATGGATATGAATGTGATTCTAAAGAACATGTTATTGAGCCTACAATATTAGTTAAAAATCCATTAATAAAAATTCGCAATGATGCTAAAGAAATTGTAGTTGAATTTAATAATATTAATTATCCGGAAACTTATAATGCAAATAATAATATAAAAATAGATTGTAATAATACTGATGATTTAAATTATAAAAGAAATGCTAATAAATTTGGAATTAAGGATATTGACGTAGCTAATTATAAAGATAAATTTAATATGGTTACAGTTGTATTTAAGGAACAATCTAAAAATGATAATTTATTTAATTCAAATAAATCAAATTGCAAAGTTTATTTTAACGGTGAATTAAAAGCTGATAAATTAGCAAATACTAATTCAATGATTGATGATGAAATAAACAGTTTTAAATCTAGAGTTATGAAAAGTAATTTAAGTAGATTACATATAAATCCTAGCGATAATCAAGAGATATCTGAAATAACATTGTCTGATAGAATTACTAAAGTACCTGCATTACAAATGGCTGACTTAACTTATTATAATTATGCTCTTAATAATACAGAAGTTAAACAATTATATAATAGTGGATTTAATAAATATAATGCAACATTTAAAGAAATAAAGGTTATAAATAAAGATATTATTAAAGGTTCTAATTCTGATAGATATAAAATTAATCCTATATAAAAAAACAAAAATATTATTAAATATTAATAATGGGCGGTGGTCTTTTACAATTATCAATAAATGCAGGTAGCATAAGTAATGAAGTATTTTATAATCCTCAAATTAGTTTTTTTAATTATGTATATAAAAAACATACTAATTTTGCAATTGAAACAAATACATATGAATTTGCTAATAAACCAGAAAATATTACTAATATGCATATTGCTGGTCCTTATAATGTAAAATTAAATGCAAGCTCGGATATTGATTTATTAAAATCAATTTGTTTTGCATTTAAATTACCTAATGTATATTCTGATAATAAATTTAAATTCAAATGGGTTGAAAATGTTGGTTCTCTTATTATTAAAAATGCATCAATTCATATTGGTAATGTTGAAATTGATAAAATAACAGGTCAATGGTTAATAGTATGGAATGAATTATCAATGCCGGTTAAAGATAGTTATAATACAATGACTGGTAATATTGCAGAATTAACAAATCCAAGAAAGACAGAAACAATATATAGAATTAGAAATAATATATTATCTGAATATGATTATCCAGCAAGTAATAAAAAAAATAGTGATAATCCATCAATAAAAGAAAGATTTATTTTAGTTCCTTTGCCATTTTGGTTTAGCAAAAATCCTAATTTAGCATTTCCAATAATAAAAGTATTTACATCATATGATGTTTATTTAAAATTTGAATTTGAAAATATAGAAAATTTATATACAATTTATTCTGATATTTATAATATGAATATTAGTCCATCTTATTATAATGAGTTAAATAATCTTAATCAGGACTCTAAAATTACAATTAAAGATTTTATTATAGATAATAATTTTACTGCTCATGTTGATGTTACATTTATTATTTTAGGTGTAGATGAAAGAAACTTACTTATTTCTAATCAAAAAGAATATTTAATTGAAACTGTATCTGATAATAAATCTGAATTTACTGCATTTGGTGATAATTCAACTGTTGTAATTGATGTTAAATCACAATTATTAGTAAAAGAAATAATATGGACTTTAAATAGAGCTGATAGTATTAAAAATTTTAATGATATATTAAATTATTCATATTCTATACCAAGAAATAATGAAAAAAGTATAATGAAAACTGCTAGTATAATGTGGAATGAAACTTATACAAGAGTAGCTGAAAAAGATTCATATTATTATAATAATTCACAACCATATGAATATCATACTAGTATTCCAAGACAAGGTATTTATAGTTATAGTTTTTCTTTATTTCCTGAAAAATGGTTTCCATCTGGTTGTTATAATGAAGGTTCTGCTCAGTCAAAACTAAAATTAACATTAAATAATTATACTCCAACTGTTTTAGATAAACTTCATTATGATAAATTTAAAAAAAATTATAAAATATCAGATACTAATAATGATATTATAATAACTGTATATACAGTAAAATATAATAAATTAAAATTTAATATTTCTGGTGGATTTGGTTTAAATTATAATAATTAAAAATTAATTATTTTTATATAGAAGAATGGATATAATATTATTTATTATTATTATAGTAGTTATAGTATTTATTTATTATTTAATCAATACTATAAAAGATTTGCAAATTGAAATTAAAACAATGTCAAATAATTGTTTTATTAAAAATGATAAAAATACGGACGATGATAAAAAATCTGATAAACTTGCAAATAAACCATCTGAAACAATTGATGTTAAAATTAAAAATGATGTTGTTTCATTATTAGATTATTTAAAGATGTATTTTATTTAAGAATAATTTGTAATTATAATTAATATGCCTCGTAAAAAAACTATACAGGATGCAACAGTTATTAAAAAAACAACAAAAAAAAATATAATTGATTCTATGATTAAAACAACTGATAATGAAAATACAGATATTATAATTCAATTACCAATATCTCAATCAAAAATAAACACAATTATTAATAATGATAATCAAGATAATAAAATACTTGTTCCAACACCATATGAATCTAATTCTTATTTTATGAATGATGCTGAAAATATTTCATATGATACTAATACTGAATATCAAACAACATATTCAAATAATAATAATAATTCACATTGTTTTTGGTGTTGTCATAATATTGATAATATCGTTTATGGTATGCCTTATAATTATGATATAGTTAATGATAGTTATTTTGTATTTGGGTCTTTTTGTTCATTACAATGTGCAAATGCTTATAATTTTTCAGTACATGGAAGCAGTGATAAAGTATGGGAAATTAATAGTTGGATACAAATGTTGGGGAAAAGATACGGATTTACAAATACTATTAGACCAGCGCCATGTAAATATTTATTAAAAATGTTTGGTGGAAATTTAACTATTGATGAATTTAGAGAAGCACACATTAAATCCGATAAAACATATATTTTAAATATACCACCAATGATTTCTATTAATAGCAGTTCTGAAATATTAAATACTTCTTATTTAGCTAAAATGTCCGAGAATAAAAAAAAGAAAATTTGAAAAAAAATGATATAAAAAAATGATTTAAATGTTTAAATCATTTATATATTTGATAATGGAAGACCAAATTTATTTTACTGATTATAAAGTAAGCACAATAACATGTAATGCTGATTTAGGTATTTATGTAAATTTAGATATTTTATATGAAAATTTTGAATTAAATGATAAATTTATATGGATTTATTATCCAAAAATAACAGATAGAGCAAATACAAGAGGTATATATCCAAAGAAAAAAAGAGCATCTAAAAAAGATAGTGTTAAAAAGAATTTATTTGATAATCAAGTTACAACAATTTTTAAAATGAGTGATATTTATTATCCAAATTTAAAAATTTTTAAAAATGGTAATATTCAAATTACTGGCATTAAAGAAGAAATAATTGTTAAAGATATCATTGAATTAATTATTAATCAAATTAAAAAGATTTATGAAACTATCCCTGATATTATTGTTAATGATAATATTGATATTATCGGATTTAATAAATTTGTTATCAGAATGATTAATACTGATTTTAAATCTTATTTAAATGATACATTAGAAACTAAATTTTTAATTAGACGTAAAATTTTACATAAAATTTTAATTAGTGAAACATATAATAATAAATGTAGTTTTGAACCAGGTAGATATCACGGTGTTAAATTAGAATATTTCTGGAATTCCAATAAAGAAAAATTAGATGGTATTTGCATATGTCCTAAACATTGTTTCGGCAAAGGAACAGGACATGGTGAAAATAATTGCAAAAAAATAACAATAGCTATATTTGAAAGTGGTAGTGTTTTAATTACAGGCGGAATATCATTTGAACAAATTAATGAAGCTTATAAATATATTACAAATATTTTAAATATTCATAAAAATGAAATACAAAAATCTGATTTAAATTTATTATTATTATAATATTAAATCTATTTTTTCTATTATATTGTCAAATCCATGGATAGTTTCAAGATTATAATACATCGTATATTCTTCATTCTGATATATTATTTTTATTTTTATTAATTTGTCATTTTTCTTAAATGAACGATTGCAAATTAATATATCATCATTATTATCATAATAATCATCATAAATATCTAATATTTCAAAATTATTTATATTTCTTTTTTTTATAATATAACAATCAATATATTCAATATTTTTATAATTAAATAATTCAAATAATTCTAATTGTATTTCATTTTCATCGGTAAACGTATTATCATTATAAATTAACTTAATTACATCGTCCCCTTCTTCAATTAATTTTAATTTATGATTTATACCCTGTATATTTATAACATAATTATGAATATCTCCATCATTTGTATAATCAATATTTAATGATACAATTTTACAATTATTTTTTATAAATAATTGAATGTCTGAAAATTCCATTTGTTTTTATTATGACTATTTTAATTTTTTAAAATATTATGTCATTTTTTTATATAAAAAATTAATATCTATTTTTAAATAATATGAATAGATCCATATATTTTGCATTACTTACAATAGGTAATAATATCATTTACAACTATTATTTAGTTTGTTATATGATTTTTCCTAGTTATTTTAAAAATACTATAATTAATATTAAAAAAACAAATGATGTTTATTATAACAAAATGATGTTATTATCTTTTACAGATGATATCTATAATAAATATCAAATTGATTTAATTGATATTCATAAAAATATAATGAAATGTTTGAATTATACTAAAAATAAAACTAATGATGATGATAATATTAGTTATATGAGCGATATGAGCGATATGAGCGATATTAGCGATATTAGTGATTTTTGGGATGAATGACAATGATTATTTTGATTTGGTTATTTTATGTGAATTATAATGTTCTAAAATAGTATCACATAAACCAAATTTTTTACAATCGGTTGAACTAATAATTGAAAATTTATTATTAATATCATTAATTTGTTTATCAGTCATTTTTGTTTTTTCTTTTAATATTTTAGAAATAAATCCAAATATTAATTTAGTATTTTTTATATTATCATTTAATAATAAACTTGTTTTATTATAATAATTTAATATATTACAAACAATATATGAATAATCAAATATAAAAATATGGTCACAATATAACATTGGTATTAAATCATCAATACTTATTGGATTATCAATAATAGCATATGTAGGCACTTTTAAATTTACAATTCGAGGTATCATATTTAAAGTTTCAAAAATATTATTTTGTAAATTATCACTATCTGTTGTACTACATTTATTTTTTCTAGCATATATTATAACCGGTGTTAAATTATCCTCAAATAATATTTTATCCAATTTAGCAATTGCACTAGAACATGATATAATGATGCTATTACTATCATTAATTAATTCTTCTATAGTTAATTTTGTCTTAATATCTTTAGGTTTGTCTTTTTTATTAATTTTAATTATTCTATCTACAATACCTTTTTCTAAACAATAATCACATTCTAAAAATATATCATGTTGAATAATATCCATTAATTCATCTTTTTTAAATTTGGTTCTTTCTAAATACATTTCAATTATTTTTTCAAAATATGAATCATATAAATCTATCATATTTTTTAATTCTCTTTGTTTTTCTCTTATAAATAATCCACTTACTGAATATTCATGTATTAAACAAAATGCATATTCTGTCGTTAATCTATAATGACTATTTATTGCTAAAAATGTTGCTGCTGAACAACTGTAATTATCAATTATAGTTGCAATAGGTAATGAACTTATTGAAAATATACTCATTAATCTCATTCCCGCTGTTACTTCACCTCCATATGAAGAAATATGTATTAATATTGGTTTTGGTTTAATTACTGCACCCGATGGCAATATTACATTTTTATGAGCATCTTTTATATCTTCAATTAATTTATCAACCGATTTATCATTAACATCATCATTAAAATATATATGAGTTAATTTATTACTGAAAAAATCTTCATCAGACATTTTTTGAAATACGCTAATATCAATTTTATCAATATTAGTTTTATTATTCATTATCTATATTTTATGATTATTTAAAATTATTATTTCATATTTATATATATATAATCATATGTTTTACTAATATAAGTTTTGTTTTTATTATCATCATTTATATAAGTACTAATCATTGCTTTATAATATTCATATATATTTACATTTAGAATACTCATCATAACTATATAAATTAATATTAAATAAACACTGAAGATTACATCTTCTATTTTAAATCTTAATGGAAATTTTATTATTAATAAAATTGGAATAATTTTAATAATAATATTAATAATAAGATATTTGAAAAAATTATAATATGATATTTTATATATTATGAAATAAATTAACTGTATAAATGGAAATATACATGCTATTAATAATAAAAATAATGGATTATATTTTGTAAATCCTAAATAATATAATATAAACCATAATAATATCCAAAATGAAAATACTTTAATCATGTATTTAAAGATATATCTATATATATGATTTTTAATAAATGTTATATATATCACATGATACTGATATTAAAAATGAATTAAATATTAATGATTTATTATCGTTTTATGCAAATAACGATGAAATTGAATTAACATCTGATATTATTACTATTATTAAAAATATGGTTAAAATTGATGATAAATGTATGATAATAATGCCTTATGATATTCAATTATATAATAAGGAAAATAAAGATTATATTTATAATAGGGAAATTTTATTAAAAACTTGTGATGTTAAGGATGTTATATATTTACCTCTTGGTATTTGTAATATAAATATAAAATTATGTATTTTAAATTTCATTAAAAAAAGAGATGAAACGTTTATTTATAATAATAAAAAAATAACAACTATTCATCAAACACAAAATATTAATTTTCATGAATATAATTCTTTTACAAATGATAAACATTTATTAATAACTGTTCCAATAAATAAAATAAAAAATAATAATTATTCATTTAATTATATTGATTATATTCAAGATACATCAATATTTACAAATGATACTTTAATTTATAAAACAATTGATGAAATTGCTTTAATCGAATATGGAAATAAAAATAATAATAATGATAATAATAATAATAATAATGATAATGATGAAAAATATAAAATTTATGGATATAAAAATAAAAGAAATGATATGAAGAGCAATAATTATAATAGAGAAGGCTTTAATATTATTATAACTAAATATGAAGTAGCATTAACAACTGAGAAAATATTTTTAAATAATTATGGGATATCATTAAAACCAAAATCGGATATAATATTACATAAATATTTAGGTTATTATTTATTTTATAATTATAAAGATATTAATTTAAAAACCATAAAATCTTTAGAAATTGAAATTCCATCTTTAGAAATTCAAGAAGAAATTATTAAATATTTTGATAATATCCATAATACAATTTCTATTTTGGAAAAAGAAATATTTGATTTGCGAAAAAAAGATTTAAAGATTTAATTGATTATTAATATTATAAAATAAAGAACCCTCGATATGTCAAAAGAAGATAATGTAGGCATTGGCATTGACCTTGGAACAACTACCAGTTGTGTTGCAGTTTGGATTGGTGATAGAGTTGAAGTTCTTCCTGACCATCAAACCGGCTCACGTATTATTCCTTCATATGTAACATTTACTGATGATGAGAAATTAGTAGGTGATGCATCAAAGAATGTTTCAACAATGTATCCAAAAACTACTATTCATGATATTAAACGTCTAATTGGACGTAAATATGATGATGCTTATGTTCAAGCTGATAAAAAACTTTGGGCGTTTGATGTTGAATCTGACTCAAATAATAAACCGGTTGTAGTTGTTGATTATAAAAATGAGAAAAAAAAACTTTATGCAGAAGAAATCTCAGCTATGGTTCTTACAAGACTGAAAGAAACTGCTGAAGCTTATCTTGGTCATCCTGTTAAAAAAGCAGTTGTTACTGTTCCTGCTTATTTTAATGATAGTCAAAGACAAGCAACAAAAGATGCTTGCACAATTAGTGGCATGGAATGTCTAAGAATTATTAATGAACCTACGGCTGCTGCAATTGCTTATGGTCTTGATAAAATTTCTGAAAATAATAAAGAAAAAACCATTCTTATTTTCGATGAAGGCGGTGGCACTCATGACCTTTCAATTCTAAGCATCGATGGTGGTATTTTTGAAGTTAAGGCGACTGCTGGTGATACTCATTTAGGAGGTTCTGATATTGATAATATTATTGTTGATTATCTATGTGCTGATATTAAGAGAAAACATAATAAAGATGTTAAAGAAAATCCTAAAGCCCTCAAACGTCTTAATATTGCTGCTGAAAAAGCTAAGAAAAATCTTTCAACAACTACAACAGTACCAATTGAAATTGATTCATTGATTGATGGTATTGATTATACAACAACTATTAGTCGTGCTAAATTTGAACAACTAGCTGAAGGTTTCTTTAATAAATCACTTGAACCTCTTAATAGAGTTCTTCAAGATGCTAAAATCTCTAAAAGTGATGTTGATGAAATTGTTCTTGTTGGTGGAACAACTCGTATTCCAAAAATTCAAGAACTTCTAAGTAATTATTTTAATGGAAAACAACTTAATAAATCTCTAAATCCTGATGAAGCCGTTGCAATCGGTGCTGCAATTCAATGTGCTATTCTAACAGGTCAAGGAAGTTCAAGAACAAATGATTTACTTCTTCTAGATGTTGCCCCTCTTTCTCTTGGAATTGAAACAAGTGGGGGAGTTATGACTAAGATTATTGAAAGAAATACAACAATTCCAACTAAAAAATCACAGACTTTTTCAACTTATTCTGATAATCAACCAGGAGTTGATATTAAGATTTATGAAGGTGAAAGAGGTTTTGTAAAAGATAATAATCTTCTTGGTTCATTTAATCTAAGTGGAATTCCACCAATGCCTCGAGGACAACCTAAAATTGTAATTGATTTATCAATTGATGTTAATGGCATTCTTGAAGTTAGTGCAAAAGAAGAAAGCACAGGAAAAACCAATAATATTAAAATTACAAATGATAAAGGACGACTATCAAAAGAACAAATTGAGGAAATGGTTAAAAATGCTGAGAAATATAAAGATGAAGATGAACAAAATAGACAACTTATCGAAGCTAAAAATGAACTTGAGAATTATCTTTATAATACAAAAAATAGTCTTGCAACAAAAGCAGAAGGAGCACCTGAAAGTTTTGATGAAATCAAGGCTGAAATTGATCCAATTGTTGAAGAAGGTCTTAAATGGTTCGAAGAAAATCCAAAACTTACAATTGAAGATTATAAGAATAAACAAAAAGAATATGAAGATAAAATTAAACCTCTAATTACTAAACTTTATGGAGCAGTTCCACCAATGGGACCGGGTGGAGTAATGCCTGAAGGTATGACATCAGGAATGGGACCACCTCCATTTGCAACTTCACCACCTGAAGGGGATAAATCAGATATTAATGATTTAGATTAAAATAATTGAAGTTATTTTTTTTAGCAATAATAATTATTTCATTATTATTTCTTAAACGTTCTGATAAATATTCAATAACATCACCATCTTTATTAACGGCTTTTAAAGCTAATTCAAAATTATCTTTTAATTCTTTTTTTGCATAATAGATAGATGCAGGATATATATCTATCATTTTATCTATGAAATCTATATCAGATTTTAATTCATTTGATGCATATTTAATTAATGTTTCATCTTTTTTACAAATTGATAATATTAATTCTTTATTATTTTTATAATTATAATTTAAATATTTAATTATAATTGGCATTTTCTCTAAAAATTTAATTGTTATTTCATCAGTTAATAATAATTTCTTAATATTGATAATATTAATATAGTTTGGTTTAATTATTTTAACAATTTTATCAATTTTATCTATATCATTAATAAATCTATTTTTAAATAATTGAATACTTTTATAATTTATATTGTTATCAAAATATTTATCAATTAAATATAAATCATATATATGTTTAATGACATCCATATTATTAAATTTTTTCATCAATATCATTAATATAAAATTATTATCCATCTTCGATTATTATTATATATCAAATCTTTAATTTAAATTATCCATAATAATACAATTAACACTTACTCCTGATTGAGTTGTTACAACTGATAAATAATTATAATTATTTGTTCTTAATAAGAATACATAATTTGATGGTATTTTATCCAAATTAAAATTTTCAGGTGTTCCTGTTGCACATATATTTATCCCTGCAGGTCCATCTCCTGCTGCTGTTTTATTTGACATATAAACATTATAATTAAAAACTCTAGGTAAATTATTTGATAATAAATTAAAATAACCACTTGCAATAAAACAATTTATATTAAAAATTCGATATGAAGAAGTTCCATCTGATAAAGTTGAGTTCTGAGTATATTTAGTTAAATCAATATCATATTTATAATAAGTTGTTCCATTTAATGTTATAGGTGTTGAACAAGTTATTTGAAATCCATTCTTTTTTTGTATATTTGGTAAAACATTTGATGATAAATATTTATCATTTATTAATAATGGCTGAACTTGTTTACCATATATTTTAAGTTCTGAAAAATGTAAAAATGCTTGTCCAGATGTTGCAACTATTTTATTTATAACCCATCCAATATATTGATATGGAGTATCAATTACAGGAGTTAAAGTTTTTTCATAATATCCATTTGTTGTATAATCAGATGATACTAATCTTGTCATTTGTGAACCTTCTGTAATTTCAGTATAAGTTATACCATCAACTGAACCATAACATTTCCATTCACCAGGACTTCTTTTTTCTGTTCCATATATAAAAGTTGCATAAAATCTGAAACTTGTTAAAATAATACTTACAGGCAATTTAATTATTATCCAATCTCCATAATAACCATTTATATTTTTACCATTTGATATTATATATGTGCCATTACTTGTATCATAATTATTATTTTTCCATGCTGCTGTTAATGCTTCATCAGTATTATTAAATAATAATCCTTTATTATGTGTATTAACGCCATCAAATGATGATGAAGAATATATTTCATATGTTCCACTACCATATGTTATTCCTGTTGTATCTAATTGCATAACTTGATAATATACGGATTGAGATAAATATGTTGTAATTGTTTCAACTGATGCAGAATTATAAAGTTTTGGTGGATAAACTTGAGCAGATGAATAAGTATATGTATAATTATATAATTGATTTGATGATACATATGTATTTGCCAAATTATTAATTGATAATTGTCTATCTGTGATTTTATCATATATTGTTGATATATTTTTTCCACTTTCCTGTAATGATGATGCATTTAAAGAACCATTAACAGTTGCACCTGTATTATTAACCGTAAGATATGCTGTCTCATTAATATAAAATTTATGAGATGCACCAGGTGGTGTTCTATACCATAATTCAGATGCATTAATTCCAAATGAATATGGATGTGCACTAGCAGTTCCAGGATATAATATAATTCTATCACCATTTCCACCAAATATTCCTTGTGCCGGTGCTGCTACTTGAGTATTATTACAAATTAGTTTATTTGTTGTATTAATATTACTACTACACGAAACAATACCATTATCAATTGCAAAAACTTCTGATACTGTATCACTACCTGGAACATATGAAAGTACATTTCTAATACAAAATCGTGCATCATTTCCATCATCGTGAAAATCTAATGCTAATTTATATTCTCCAGTGCCAATTTGTCTTAAATAACACCAATCAGAACCTCCGTCTGCACTTTTAAAATTAATATATGTATTTGCTTTATTTCCAGTGTCAACTAATGTTGCTTGATTAAAAGCTGTTGAACCTGTAATTGCAATTCCTCCACCACAATCAATATTACCTGTACATGTAACATTGCCATTATCAACAGTAAAGACTTCTGTAATTGTATCCGGAGTATTTGTTGATGTAATACTTCTAATGCAAAATCTCGCATCAATATTATCATGAAAATCAAATGCTAATTTATAATTGTCGGATGTTCCTATCTGTCTTAAATAACAAAAATCATCAACAGAAGTTGAAGGTGCGAAAGAAATGTATGTGCTTTGCATATTTTCTAAATTAATATTACATGTATCATGAATAGCTGTTGAACCCGTAATTGCAATTCCTCCACCACAATTAATATTTGATGATGTTGTTAATATCGATGAAACAGTTAAATTACCTGTTATTGTTTTATTACCACTTGTTAATTCTACCGCTCTTTCTGCTGTTAAACCTTGCCATGAAGTCCAATTACCTACTTGTTTTCTTCTAACTGATAATTTAGGGAAATCTTCATATCTTCCAATTGCAAATTGCATTCCAAAAGATTTAGTACCACTAAAAGAAGAATAATCAGAACCTAAACCAATATACCAACTATAATATTGAGTATCAGTTCCTGGTCCATTCGTTGAACCAACAATAAATGTATAACCAAATTTATCAATATTATCAAAATTATTAAATGACAAATGACTTACTCCATTATTATTAAATAAATAGTTATTAATATTAGTTCCCCCAATTTGTAGTATTCCATTAATATTAACATTTGAAATAGCACCCCATCCCATATCACGACCTATAGTAATTCTATTTGTAGTATTTCCTTCATAATACATTAATGAAGCTACACGTTCCCCTGCATCATGAACTGCTATTTCTGTATTATTTAGACATTCCATCAATAATCCTGCTACATTAGTAGTAGTCCATTGACTAACACCACCACCATAATTAACATCAATTCCACCAATAGTTAAACTTCCTGGTTGCATTTTATTATTAATAACTGCATAACGAGTACCTGTATAAATATTTACTAAACCATTAATAATTGTATTACCATTATCGACTGTGAAAACTTCATTAATAACATCTGTATTAGATGTTGATGTAATACTTCTTATGCAAAATCTTGCATCAATGTCATCATGAAAATCTAATGCTAATTTATAATTTTCGGAAGTTCCTATTTGTCTTAAATAACACCAATCATTGCCACTACCAGCACTTTTAAAATTAATATATGTATTTGTTTGATTTGAAGATTCAACTAATGATTGTTGATTAAAAGCTGTTGAACCTGTAATTGCAATTCCTCCACCACAATCAATATTTGATGATGTTGTCATTGTTGTTGAACTTAATGTAAGTATATTAGTCTCGTTAACATAAAAAAGATGTTCTCCAATTGCAGTTGTTGCATAATATTGTATATCACCTGCAAATGGAGATGATGTTCTTGTATTTCCTGAAAGTATTATACGAGTATTAGTGACGCCTTCAGTATCAATTGTGCCTATTAATGAATAATCAGATGCCCCATTTGAAATTCTTAATCTACCACCTGCACCAACTTGTAATATTTGTGATGGATTTGTTGTTCCAATTCCTACATATCCATTTTCATTTATAAGCATTACTATATTTTCATCATTACGACTACTTGAAGATGTTATTGTTGAATATGTGTCAAATGCTATATTACCTGCTTTTAATCTAATTCTATCAGGTCCATTTGCTGCTCCTGTTACATCATTTCCTTTAAATAATAATAATTCAGTTTTTTCAGAACTATTATAAACTCGACTTTCTATTACACTATCATCATCAACCGTTGAATTTATTAATGATTTTATTGATATACCATCATTTTTATAATTATTTATAATTGTATTTAAATCAACCATTTCAGCATCTGTTAATGCTTCACTCCAAATCATAACACAACTTAACGCCCAATCACTTTTTTCATTAGTAATTACACTATTAATATTTAATCTAAAATTATTACCTCCTGATCCTCCTGTTTTTGTTGTTTTTCCTATTCCATCTACTAATATATTTCCTGGTGCTGCTCCACTATTTTTACCAATCATACATAACCAATCATCTATGTTTCCTTCTGAAGAAGATTCATCTGTTATCCATGCATGATAATATGCTTTACCTCTTTTAGCACTACCACTAATTCCCTGCCAATGACCATGAAGCCAATAATACGAAGGTGGCGCAGAACCATCTAATATTCTTTGTTTATTAGGACCTGTATATCTTGTTAAACTTAATATTGTAAAAGTTGATGGAATTGAACCAATAGGGAATAGAACAGTAGAACCTGTTGTTCCTGATATAAATGTTATTGGTCCTGTTGCTCCATTACCTGATGTTGTTGTTTTTATTACTTCTATTCCTGATAATGTTGCATCTTTTCCATTACTTATATAATTAGGTAATACGTTTGGTGATGAAGCATTATAATCTTCTGCAAAATACATAGCCCATGGAACTTTTCTTGAAAATATAGAATAAATAGAAGAATTAGGACTAAAAAATATACTTGCAGTTAAATTTTGATTATTTATATATAATTGTTGCGTTGTTATATTAGCACTTACATTTAAATTTCCAGATAATGTTCCACCTGATAATTTTAAATAATTATTATTAATATCTGTTATTATAACATTGGAAACATTGGATGCATAATTACTTGTGTTTGTTATTATAACATTGGAAATATTGGAAGCATAATTACTTGTATTTCTTATTATGACATTAGAAACATTGGATGCATAATTACTTGTATTATTAATATTTGTATTTAACGAATTTATTATTACATTGGAAACATTTGATGCATAATTACTTGTATTTGTTCCTGTACCTAATGTAAAATTTGAATTGTTTATTATTATTACATTTGAAATATTGGATGCATAATTACTTGTATTTGTTCCTGTACCTAATGTAAAATTTGAATTGTTTGTAATAATAATATTTGAAATATTGGATGCATAATTACTTGTGTTTGTTCCTGTTCCTGATGTAAAATTTGAACTGTTTGTAATAATAACATTTGAAATATTGGATGCATAATTACTTGTGTTTGTTCCTGTTCCTGATGTAAAATTAGAACTGTTTATTATTATGACATTAGAAATATTGGATGCGTAATTTGAAGAATTAGTTCCTAAAGCAATTGCTGCTAATTCAGATTGAAAATTATATAATTCTTTTCCAAATAATTGAAGTTCAGCAAAACATAAATATTCATTTGAAATAGTTTTATTAAATGTAAAACCAATATATTGATATGACGTTTTAAATGTTTCATTTAAAGATTTTTCATAAATTTTGTTTGCATTATAACTAGTTGATGTTAAAGCATTTGCAACTATATCATTAAAAGCTTCTGTTATTTCTGTAAAATTAATACCATCATTACTTCCATAGCAGCGCCATAAAGAAGGAGCTTGTGATACATATGATGTTCTATGAACAAATCTAAATTTTGTTAATATAATAGCTTTAGGTAATTTAATTATAATCCAATCACCATTATAATCATTTTTAATATAATTTACAGGTGTAAATGTATAATAACCTGATGACAAATTATAACTATTATCCCAATGACCACCTGTTTCTTCTGTTGCAAAATTGAATAAATCTCTTTTTCTTAATTGTGTTTGAATACCACTGGTATATATACTTGAAGAATATATAATATAATCACCACTTCCATATGAAATACTATCTGTATTTAAATAAATTGTTTGAGTATATACATTTTTACCTAAAAATGTTGTTGTTGTTTCATTAGTGCTATTATTATATGCTTTTGGTGGATATGGTCTTTCTGATGTGTATAAAAATAGCTCTTTAATATTATTTATATTGCTTAATAAAACATTAGATACATTGGAAGCATAATTACTTGTATTTGTGATAATAACATTAGAAATGTTAGAAGCATAATTACTTGTATTTCTTATAATGACATTAGATACATTAGACGCATAATTGCTTGTGTTTGTAATAATAACATTAGAAATGTTAGAAGCATAATTACTTGTATTTCTTATAATGACATTAGATACATTAGACGCATAATTACTTGTATTTGTTATTATGACATTAGAAACATTCGAAGCATAATTACTTGTGTTTGTTATTATGACATTAGAAACATTCGAAGCATAATTACTTGTGTTTGTAATAATAACATTGGAGACATTAGATGCATAATTACTTGTGTTTGTAATAATAACATTGGAGACATTAGATGCATAATTACTTGTGTTTGTTATTATTACATTAGAGACATTGGATGCATAATTACTTGTATTTCTTATTATGACATTCGAGATGTTTGAAGCATAATTACTTGTGTTTGTTATAATAACATTGGAGACATTAGAAGCATAATTACTTGTATTTGTTATAATAACATTAGAAACATTAGATGCATAATTACTTGTGTTTGTTATAATAACATTGGAGACATTAGAAGCATAATTACTTGTATTTGTTATAATAACATTAGAAACATTAGATGCATAATTACTTGTATTTCTTATTATGACATTTGAGATGTTAGAAGCATAATTACTTGTATTTCTTATTATAACATTTGAAACATTGGATGCATAATTACTTGT